TATACAGACCTTTTATTTAAAAAATTAACTAAAGTACTATATTGACAATTTTCAAAAGCATTAGAAAGTTCTATAACATTTTTAGGAATAATATCAGTTGAAACTTTTGCATCTCTAAAAGTGTTCTCTACAGAATTTATTTTTGTTAAATTTGCAATATTAATATTTCTACTTTTCCCAAAATTAGCATTAGAAAAAGTTCCAATTAAATTTGTAACTGAGCTTGGTATAGAATCAATAGAACAAAGATTGGCTTCTTTAAAAGCATAGGACATGTCTTTTAATTGAGAATTATTTTCAAAAGTAATATTTCCTTTGTTCCAATAATTTGTTCCTGCAAAAGTATAACTAAAATTTGTAACTGTATTTGGGATACTAATATTACCACTTATATTTATATCAGAGTTAGCAAATGTTTCATACATATTAACTACGCCGTTAGGAATATTTAAGTCTGAATTATTATTTATAACAAAAGTCTTTCCTTTTGTTCCATAAAAAGTGCTCGACATATTGCTGGGGGCAGCTTTGCCTAAATATATAGTACCTATTCCAGATTTATTAGAAGAATTTAAATACGAATTTAAAAAACTAAAGCAGTAAGATAAATCTTGTACATTATCAGGAATTGTCATGTCCCATAAATAATTAGTATTATAAAACGCACTACTCATATTAATTATATTATTTCCATTATCTTTAAAAATAATATTTCCTGTTTTTAAGTTACTATCTTTTAATATAGATGAAATATTAGTAATTTGTTTAGGAATTACAACAGTTTGGTCGTAATTCTTAAATCCATTAAATAAATTTGATAAACTATTATTTATAAAATTAGTAGATAATAAATCAACTCTTCTATTAAATGTTTGTTTATTAACATTATTAAATATCTGCATACTTTCACCTCATTCTATATAATTATTGCAGTATAGCCGTCTAATTTATCTGGTAATTCTATAACTGACATTGAACCAAAATCTTCATCCCATTTGTCATAATTAATATCAAAAACAAAAGCTCTTTTATTTTCTTCTAAATCATTTGTAGAAGCTTCATATATTGTTTTATCTTTATTGTAAATTATTTGATTATTTTCATCTAATAAACCAATTATATAAATAAAATAATCTTCAAGATGTTCTGGTCGTCCGCAATAAAAACAATATCCATTTACAAATTTATGTTCTCCATATTCTTCATTTCTATTTACCCATTTATGACCGCCACATCTTTTACACTTAACATAATAACCACCAAGTTGATAGCAATAACTTTCTTGATATAATTCTTTAGTATCCCAATCATGCTTATCTATAATACTTGTAAAGTTATCTTGTAATTCTCTTAAATCCCATTTAAAAGTATTTAAACTTCCTTCATAACATACACTTTTAACACCAGTAAATGTGCCTTCTGAAACTTGAGTAACTGAATTAGGAACAGACACTTTTGCGCCTGTCGCTTCTGTAAAAGTATCTATTAATTCTTCTACTCCTTCTTCTAATTGAATTGTAATATCTGAAACTTCATTAAAAATTTTTATAGAATTTTCATAATAATAATCTCCACTTTTCATAGCTGCAAAAGTACCATTTAAAATTTTAATAGAACCAGGTATAGAAATATAACCGTTGGCTGGATAATATTGCGCACCATAAAAAGTTCTATTTAAAGAAGTTATAGATTCATCTACTTTATATATATTATCTAATTTTCCATCTTTAAAAGTTTCATATAAGCCATAAATAGAAGGATTATTATTTTCATTTTGATATAAATATTTTGAATGAAAATAACTTGGAGAAAAAACATTAGTTTTTGCAAAAGCTTGATAAACATTTTCTAAAGGCATAAATTTACTTATTTGAATCATATTTGAATCAGTTATATTAGTTGAAATAAATGCTTGGCTAATATCTCTTAATCCTTTTTCACTTCCCATTAGCCCTTTTTCTAAAACACTAAAATTAACACAACCAGAAAATGCTCCATGCAAATTTACTATGGTATTAGGTAAATTAATTGGCTGATTAAAATTAGCACAATTTGTAAAACAACCAGACATATCTAATACTGGAGATAGCTCATTTATAGAAATTAAACTATTTAAATTAGTACAATTAGCAAAAGTTTGATATAAATTAGTAACATTATCAGGTAATTTCATCTTTTGATTAAAATTAGTACCATCAACTAAAAAAGTTACCATACTGGTTTTTATACTTTCATTTCCATAAAATTCTGAAGCAAAAGTTATATTACTATTAAAATTATGACAATAAGCTAACATACTATTTAAAGTTTTTGCGGGTGGTATAAAGGTATTTTGATTATAGCTATAACAAAAAACAAAAGTGCTCTCTAAACTACGAACATTATTTATAGAATAATTTTGCAAAAAAGTTAATTCTTGATTAAAATTTTGGCAATTAAAAAAAGTTTTTTGTAAACTTCCAGTAAATAATTCAAAATCTACTTCATTATTAAAAGTTGTGCAATTAGCAAAAGCATCATTAGCACTAGATAGCGTTTTTCCTATTACTGAATAATTAAATACATTATCATAAGCAAAAGCATTTTGCAATTCAATGTTATTAGCATCTTTAACAAAAGACACTGACTGATTATAATTTGATTTGTAAAAAGCATTATTTAAATCAGAAATAGGAATTTGATTAATAATAGAATTATTATATTTAGAATTAAAGAAAGTTCCATTTAAAGAAGATAAATGATTTCCTAAAACAATTTTTTGATTAAAATAACGAGTATTAGCAAAAGCATAATCTAAATTTATAACTGAATTTGGTATATTTTCATTTTTTATATTATTTATTAAAGAAGAATCAAAACCTTTATATAAGTTTTGAGTTCCATTTGGAATTTTATCTATAGAAACAACAGTAGACCTACTAAAAGCATATGCAGCATCCCCATATTCTGAAGCCCAGTCCCCTGTTGGAATATTATTATATGAATCATAATAAGTTGGTCTAAAAGTTACATTATTACCAAAGTTTATAGTAAATAAATTAGGTAAAGAAGGATTTGTTATGGTAGGCAAGGCAAAGGTAGAGTAATTTTTTTCTATTGTATTATATTCATCAACATTATACCAATGTATGTTCGCCATATTTAACCTCCTTTAAGTAATAATTGTTGGACAATTTTCAATAGTATCTGGCACTATAATATCATAATTGTGAAAATCATTATACCAATTATCCCATCTTACTCCATATACTATAGCTTCTTTTATTCCATTAGTTTCAACAATATCGTACCAAAAGTAAGGATTAGTCATAACAGATACATAAACTAAGCGGGCTCTGCCTAAATTATCCCCAAGCCAAGCTTTTTGTATTTGTTTTGCTTTGCCATTTATACTAATATATAATGATTTTATATTTTTTGCTTTTCCCTCTTCGTCGCCGTAATAAATTGACATTATTTATCATCGCCTTCCAATTCATCTTCGTACATGTAATAGAATGTACCGGGTGCAAGCGGGTCACCACTTTGAATTTCTTCTGTTCCCGCAGAATAATTAATAATATTAATTTTAGTGTTTCCTATTTTAATTCCCTTTACAGGATTTAATTCTTCATTCATTTTTTTCCTTTCAAAAATGGCAACCTCTATTTTTTAGAAGTTGCCATATACTCTATTAATTTTGTTTTTGTGGGGCGTTCTGTATATCCTTTTGGACAAACACCGCATTTTTCATTATTCATAATTAATTCTTTAGGGAGTTTTTCCCATACGTCATATATGTCATCTGGATTATATTCTTCAGATTTAATTTTATCAAAAAATTCTTTTACTCCCATACAAGGAATAATACCAATCATATGACCATCGCCCCAACTTGATTGCATTTTTGCACTATATGCAACTGAAAGCATTTCGTCTGTAATATTATCTTCTATTTTTTTATAACAAGTATGATAAAATTTTTTTACATACTCCCAATTTTGTTCTGCAAATATTTTATTTCTTGCAACAGTTTCTATATAATATGTATATAAATTCATCATACATTCCATAGTCCATTGGTCTATATAACCGTTAAATGGCTGTATTTTTTTTGCAAATTGAATAGCCTCTATCATATTATCAGTCCAGCCGCAAAATGATTGATCAAAAGAATATTGTGAATTATTAATACGAGTAATTGAATCAACTTTTTCATGCCAATAATATACGGGTTCATTAATCCAATGAACAATTTCACTTTGATTATTACTACATAATAGTCTTACCTTTGTATTAAAACCAGTATCTTCATTAGCTCTTGTTTCATTAAATCTTATATTATATTTATTTACAAAATCTCTTCTATAAATTTTTCCAAACATCCAAACCATATCTTGTTGGTGTGGTATCATTTTCAAATCTTTATGCAATTCCATAAAAGTACCTACACAGCATTGAATTGTTGGACTCAAACTAATTCCAGCTCTTAATTCTTCTATTGCTAAAGCTCCTAAAAAAGTATCATCTGCATCAATACAAGTAAAAAATTCATTCTTGGTATTATCAATTCCATACTGACGGGCTAAACCAGGTCCGCCATTCTTCTCCATTTTTATCTCTTTAATATTCATATAGGGAGAAAACATATCTATAAATTCCTGATAATTTCCATTAGGACAACAATCATTTACTATTGTCACAGTTATATCTTCTATTATAGTTTGACAAGCAATAGAAGATAATGTTTTTAATATTGTTTTTTGAGCTTTATAAGCAGGAATAATAATATCAACTTTATTATTTCCCATAATTAACTCCTTTTATCTCTTTTATTATATTATACTATAAAATTTTAAAAAAATCAAAAAAAGATGCGGGAGCGGCGACTAACCGCTCCAACATTCTGGCTTAATATTCGTTATATACCTAACTTTCCGCAAGTTCTAATAAATATTTATTATTTCCTGCTATAGATGAACCAAACATAAAATATCTTTTATTGTTTATTTTTATTTCTTTATTTAAATTTGCAATGTATGGATATACTACTGCTAATTCTAATCCATCTGCAATTACCGCTTCAGTTGTATTTATATAAGGTATTCCCATTATCATATTAGGTGAATAAGAAATATTTTTACTATCAAGTGAAAAAATTGAAGTAGTATCTTTTGAAACAAAATTGCCTACATAACCAAGTGTATCTTTTTTATCTGTATTATTGTAAGAATACATATACAATTCTTCATTAGTTTTTAAATCTTTAGCTTTTGACCAAGCAAACCAGCTTGTAAAAGTTGTAGAAGAGCTATTATTAAAACAGAAAGCTACTCCATTTTTCCCTATAACGTAATTTAATGTTAAAATACTAGCATTTAAAACATGAGGAAGGTCATAAAAAGTAGAATTTACATAAGCGTAACAATATAAAGAACTGGTGTTCGTAGTGTAACCAATTCCTATTCCTTGATTTTTATTGTCACCTTTATATAAAACCCATCTGGTTAAATTACCAGTTGCAGTTTCATCTTTAAAATAATTCATATCTATAGTAGAAGCTATTTCTTCTATTAAATCATTATTATCACTATTTATATAATAGTTTTGAAAAAATTTAGTTTTTACTATCATTATTATGCCTCCATTTCTAACATAAGTTTAGGATGGCTATTATAGGAGGTTATCATATAAAAATAAGGTGTATTGTTAATTATTAATTCTTTATAACCATTTTGTTCATTAGGGGCGGCTATTGTTAAAAGTAAACCTTTTGCTATTGCATAATTATAAGGATTAAAAACAGGAATACCAGAAATTAAATAGTTTTGTTGGAAAAGTGTATCTGAACTAATTGTATACTCTACATTATTATTTTTATCAGAATAAATATAATATTTTTGTGTACTACCGCTACCATAATCTATTACATACAAATATCCATCATCATTATCATTATCATAAGTTGCTTCGGTCCAACCAAACCATCTATTAAGGTCACTTTGATTTGAAGTGGCTAAGCACCCAAATATTCCATATTTACCCTTTTTATAATATAAAAATTGTGGATTATTTATATAAAAAGAATCTTTATTATTATTATTTATTATTGGAACAATAGTAATATAATTTTGATTATTTCTAGTCATTCCTATTCCTGTAGTGGAGTTCTCCCCTTTAAATAAAACGCACTCTCCATAAGTACTACCACCATTTAAAATTATATTCATATCAAAAATTTCTGCGATAGTTTGAACAGAAGTTTGAAAATTTTCTAAACTACTAAAATCTAATGCCATTGAATCTATCATAATTTTATTTTTCCTCCATTTTATTATTCATCTTGAGGAACTAAAAATATTATTCCTATGCTACCTATCATTGCTTCTGTTTGTGCTTTTATTAAATCAACATTACTAGATACATTACCAGACATAGTTTCTGTTTTATATTTTATAGCTCCAATTCCAAAAGATGAATTTAATTTATTATTAGTATTATCTGATGAAGAATTATTATCTCCCGTAGAGCCATTATTGTTACCATCAGAAGAAGAATTATTATTATTTTTAGACCTTAAATAAGCCCATAATAACATATTATTCATTTTTATTAATTCCTCCTATAATTTTTGCCATGTTTTTTCATTATTTAAAATATAAATAGAAGAATTTTCTAAACAAAGGCAAGAACTTCCTGGTCTAACATCTGTAGGAAGATTTTCTATATCAACAATTTTATCTGCTAAAAATTCAGCAGCATATTTCTTAACTTGACCATTTTCTGAAGTATAAGAGTAAGCCATATATTATTTCTCCTTTTCTATTATTTATAGTAAATAAAAAAAGGGTAGAAGTAATTTATTACTTCTACCCAAAAGAATTAAATTCTGACCATCCAGTCTGTTAGATAATCAATAAACAACTTGTCTAAATTGTCATTTGCTTTTATTGTAGTATGGTAGCTACCATAATCTTTAATAAAATCTTCTAAAACTTTATTGGCTTTCTCATTAGCTTTCTTTGCTTCTTCAAAAGCTGCATCAACTGCTTTTGCTCTTTCTGCTCTTTTTGCTTTAATTTCTTTTTCTTTTGCTTCTTTTTCAGAAACTTGTTTCTCTGCTTTAACAAGTTCTTCCTCAGAAGAATAAAGTTTCTTTGTAACATCACTATAATATTTCATTTTATTATCTCCTTCTCTGCTTTAAGATAAGGCGGACTATTTATGCTTTTAAATTTATTTTAAGTTGTATGGAGTTACCGATTCTAGGTTAAATTTGCTTTTTAAGCGACTTTTACATTGGCTCTCGCCAATATCCTTAAAATAAAATTTAGGTTTAAAAATTTCAAAACCCATTTTTGAATTTAAATTACGCACATAGACAGCCCGCCAAAATAATGAGGTGTACTTTTAGGTCTTTTGTTTTCAGCTTTCGCCTATTCGGGAGAGCGAACCAACTCTCTAATAGGAACTCCAATAGTGAGCCGAATGACCACTATTTTCTTCGTTCATAAAAAGGATAGTCCTACTCTTGCTATCCTTTGTAAGTCAAAGCTATTAATATAGTCTTTGCTTGTTTTATCTAATTTTTTGACTATTGGATATTTAGAAACCAACCCACCCGCTCTTGATATTATCTCACTCTTCGGAGTCACCCTAAAAGACTATAAAACTGGTCATATTATTTTTAGACGTAAACCTTAAACGTCACACAGGTTATCTGCCATTGCAGTTGGTTGCATTACCCTTTATGTACTGGTATTTTATGCTATTCCAGTTAGCATTAATATTTAATTTGTTTAATGAGGTTAGAGGGATTTGAACCCTCGACAACTCGATTAAAGGCTAGACCCAAGATTTGAACTCAGAATTCCTATTACGAGAGGCGTTTTACTTAAACTACTCTAGCAAGTCGAGTGCTCTACCAACTGAGCTACAACCTCTAATATTATTTAACTCATTGAGCGCCCTCCCTCTCAACGTATTATCACCCCACGTTTTATAAAAACCTTAAACAAAAAAATGATAATCCCCATAGAATGAATTTATTTGATAAGCTCAACCTTATCTAGCAGAGAGTCTTTCCCTGGAGTTCCTCAACTTTTACCTATAACTTAATTAAGAATTGAGTGGTGGGACTATTAAAGGCAGCCCTCTTATTAAAAATTTAAAATTAATAGCAGAAATGGGAGTCGAACCCATTATCTCACAAGGTATACACTTGAATGATATTCCGTTTTACTCTTCTGCTACGGAAAAGTACGACTCGAACGTAACCTATATCAATGCTCCCTATTACACCACTTTTCCAAGAATAATTTTAACCTCTTCGACGACTCCCTTAACTATAGTCGAAATTTTTGTGCACAAATTCAGGTACTGTTGTATTTTACTTCTTCTTGTAAAACCAGGGACTTCTGGCGGGTTTCTTTATATAGCGTACTTAAGAAACTATATAATTGATATTATTATTCTACTCGAAAGTTATACATATGATTAAACTTTCAAAAAAATATATATAATGAGGCTTCCCTCTACTTGTATTTATCTTCATTAATATTCAGTCACTATGAGAAAGACTATGAGCCTAAGGGAGCTACCCTAATGACTTTTTCTTCCTATGATTACATCATCCAAGCATAGACAGGATTGACTACCTGCACCTTTCAGCTACAATTCATATATTTGTTATTATCTATATAAATTCAACTTTCATCAAATAATAGTGGTAAGGTCTTAGCCTACTCAGAGATACATGCAAATGTTATACATAAATTTCTTTATTTCACGACCAAACAGATTATTGGTTTTTCCAAGGTTTACTACAGTCACCAACTAAAGTCTAACTTGGATTCAGCTTTTTTTATTCAAAAAAGCCTCTATTACTCTGCCCATTCACATTCTACCTTTTAATGCGATAAACCAAGTGCTGCACCTTTACTTTGGGAGCTTACTCCTCTTCATCTTCATGTTACCATTTTAGATGCGGACTACTATCCACAAGTATCCTTGTTTCGTTTGTACCGAGCACTTTTCGGTGCACCCTAGCAGTATCTGCGAAATACTGTTTGCACTAGGTTATAATATATATTTTTTTCAAAGTTCAATTTTTATTAACTTTCTATATTTATTATATCAAAAATTTTTTTATTTTTCAAATTAAGGCGGGTAACTAACCTGAAGGTCTATTTGCAGCTAAAAACCTATAGCTAGCCTCCCGCCCAGATGGAAAGGAATTTTATGATAAACAGATTTTTTATAACAGAAATCTGAAATAAAAACTGATAATACTCGGACCGGAGCACGATTCCGGATTGCTCACGTGAAGGGCGAGTGTCCTAGTCCTATTTAGACGACCCGAGCCTATAGACAAGCTGTTGCCAAGGCATATTTAAACGGTGCTTGCTAACTACTTAAACCTTTTAAATTATTAAGTATCGTTACAATAAAGTTGTTACTTATCAAGCTATTGTCCTTAATAACAGCGCCTCTACCGAGAATTGAACTCGAGTCTTATCCGTGACAGGGATATATTCTAACCACTAAACTATAAAGGCATATTTTTATTTTTAACATATATATTATATAATAATTTTTTAAATAAATCAAAAGGTATTCTTTTAATTTCACTACATTGTCGTAAATGTATATATGTGATAGTTTTTCTTTTGGATTTCGCCAAAGGAAGGTTCTTTACTTATCTTCGTTCTTAGAGATATTTCCAATCTATACATATCTTCTTCACCGACAACCTATAACCAAAAACGTCACCGACAAGTTTACCGACTCCATTCGGACTGTCAACTATAAAAAATTATCTAATTATTAGAAAGACAAACTTTTTCATATTTTCATTATTTATCCAAAGTTTTATATCTTTCTATAAATATTATATCAAAAAATATATAAAAAATCAATTTAATCTTTTATTGTAATTAAAATAATTTTTTCATTTTCTTTTAATTCATTTTTATATTCTTTTATAAAATTGTCAAAACGCTCAGTTTTAATTAGCTCTTCTAATTTGCGAATTTGTCTTTTAAGTTTAGCAATTATACCTCTTGTATATTTGTTTTTATGCTTAATAATAGATAACCTATTTCTTAATAGTTTTAATTCACATTCTTTTCTCATAAAATTTTTCCTTTCTTAATTATATAATTATAACAAAAATTTTATTAAAAATCAAATTCATAATTTTATATTAACTTTGCAAAAATACACAACGCCGTACACATGATTCGAACATGCAAGTCCTTTCAGACCAACTGTTTTCAAGACAGCTCCCTCACCACCCGGACATACGGCATATATAAGTACAAGTGAAAAGAATCGAACTTTTATTACTTCCATATCAGGGAAGTGCTCTGCCATTGAACTACACTCGCATGAAGATTTCGGAGAGAGTCGAACTCTCATCTACAGAGTTGCAACCTGTCGTCTTAGCCTTTGGACTACGAAATCAATGAGCGTGGATAATAGGACTTGAACCTATACATCATCATAAGACGATTACTCAGAGATTAGCAATCTCCTGCCTTACCAATTAGGCTTATATCCACATATTAAATAGTCTAGGTGGGATTCGAACCCACGCACCCAGTATTTTTAATTACCTTATTTCTGGCAAATCTTGGTAAAAGATTCTCGATGACCAACTACGCACTACTAGACTACTAAAACTAGATTTTCATATATTTTTATATTCAACTAGCCTAAATATATCAATTATCTTCTAAATTTCTAATTTGTCGTTCTAATTTTCTAATTATACCAAAAGTATATTTACCTTTATTTTGAATAATAGCAAGCCTATTTTTAAGCACCATTAATTTGTTTTCTGTTGTCATATTATTTCCTTCCTTATTCATTAAATAACACACTTGATATTATAACCACTATTATAATAAAAATTATTATTTTAATATCCATAATCTTAACTTTCTATAATAATTATAACAAAATTTTTATAAAAAATCAAATTAATAATTAGTATACACGTCTATAGTACCTGAAGTAGGACAATAGTCATATATCTTCCCCAGCCTGCCAAAGGGAGTGTCTATAATTGTTCCAGTTGATAAATTTTTACTAGCTAATACTATATATCCATTTTCATCACATACAAAATTAGAACTGTCAATATGCCGACCTGGTATATTTAAACCATTTCCAGGCAAAACTTTCTGTGAATACCAAGTCCAGCGGTAACCGCCCCAATTAATAACACCCATTCGCTTAAATTGAGAACTTGTATAAGAGCTGCTAGTAACATCATTTGAAGTTGCTACATTAGAATTATTATTTGAAATATATACTCTTTTATTTGAAATTGAAGTAGTTGTTTCTTTTACAATGGGTATTTCATTTTCTTCTATTTCAATATCAACTTCTTCCTCAGAAATTTCTTCTATTATTTCTGTTGTAATTTCTATTGTTTCATTAGATGTAGCATCATTAATAGTCGCAACCGAAGGTTCTTCTGGAGTTGCTACTCGCAGTGTGGCTATTTCTGGAATTGTTATTATCAAAAGTGATATTAGAATTAAAATTAAAAATCCTAACATTAATAATCTTTGTCCTATTTTCATATAAAAATTTTTTCTCCTTTTCTTATTTAATTAAAGCTTCATAAGTTTTAATATAATCTATTATAAATTATAACATATATAAAATTTAATTTTATTAAATTTTACAAAAATGTTACAAATTATTACTATTTTATTATATCAAAATTTTTTAACTTTTTCAAATAAGAAAAATATTCTATTTCCAGTAAAAATCTTTTTTCCACTGAGATAAAAATTCTTCTAGTGAATTATACTTTTTTCTAAAGAATTTTTCATTTTTATATTTATTATAAAAATCAATAGCCTCTTCTTTAGTAAATAAAGTTATATAATCATATATATTATATGAAGTTTCTATTCTTTTAAAAGCTCCTCTTTTTCGAGAAGGAAGCTCATTATGTCGTATTTTATGATTAGAGTAACGCTTCCAAAACTTTCGACTTTTTTTATTATCTTTTGTACAAGGTGTTTTTCGATAACTGCGGCTCATAGCTTCCTCCTTTTAATCTATATTTGGAAATTCTTTTCTCTAGCTTTACGATTAATAAAGTTTTTAAATTTACGCATATCAGATTGAGAATCCCAATAAAAATAAACCATCTGAGTACGCTCAAAAAAAGTTATATAAGATACATTAAAATCATTTTTTAATAATTTAATATAGTTATCCAAAGATATATTAAGTAAACGAGGTATATACCACCAAGTTGCACTATTATTGCCTAAATTGCTTATGTCCGCACAATGCCATCTACCAATATCATCTTGCCATTCACTTAATTTTAATACAGCCATATACCTCGCCTCCCGCTAAAATAATCTATCTAATAAATCTTTTACTGTTTTAAGTTCTTCTTCTGTTGGAGCATCACTTCGTACTGGGGTATTAGTAAAATCAATAGTTCCAGATTCAAGATTAGAACCAACTTCATCACCTACTATATCTTTTGCAGCAGTTAAAGTAACTTTAATTTCTATTGTTTCTCCACATTCCTTAACAGGAATACGAATATGCTTATCATATAAGAAGCTTCCTTCAAAAACTTCTAATATCTTTGCTGTAATTTCTTCCTTTGCTTGACTTCCTCTTGCCATATATAACTCCTTTCTTTTTTATTCTTATATTATTATATAATATTTTTAATAAAAAATCAATTAGGAGATTTAATAATTATATCTTTATTTAATAAATTATTAGCTAATTGTTCAATAGTTTCACACAAAGAGCAATGTTCACCTTTTAAACATTTTTTATTACAATGCAATCTTACTTTACCAAATCCAGGAGCAATACATCTATTATCTATATCTGAAACTAAGCCAACAATAACTTCATTTAAATATCCATACCATCTTTTTTTAATTGCGTAAGTTTCATATAAAACGTTATAATCTTTTTTTGTTCCCCAAAATTCAAGAGTATCAACATATGGTTCGTATAAATCTACATCTTCTGGTCTAATAAAAAATTGTTTTAATGCGGGGGAGCTAGCCCAAGTGCTTTGACATATGTTGGGATATATTCGAACTTTAGCGCCATTTCCCCGAATTATTTTAGAAACCTTTTCCAATTCAAAAGCAAGCTCTTCACATACATAAATTTCAGATGCGTGCAAATCTAATAGTCCATATAAAATATCCCATGAATTTACTTTTATATCAAAGAAGAACGGAATTTTTTTTTCATAAAGCTTTTTACAAATTTGCTGACTATAATTATTATATTTTAATAAAAAACTAAAAGAAGTATTAATTTTTGAAGCTATTATGGTTTCATAAAAATCAATTTTATCTTCCGCTAGAAAATTAATAATCTCTTTTTCATCTAATCGAATAACTATTTTTTTATGCGGATTTTGAGTTAAAAAATTTTTAACACCGGCATCATGTCCATTATAATTAATCCAATATTCTATATTATCTTTATCATGATATTGAAATTGTTTAGTATATTCTATACTATAAAGCATTTAATTCTCCTTATACAAAAATAAGGGGAATACTCCCCTTATTTTCATTTAATTTTTAATGACTACTCTGTTTCTCCAGTAGGGAGAGTGTAAGCCATTCTCTTAGACTTAGTTTCATCATTTTCAATTACTACCTTATCCTTAGCTGCCTTACCTGCATCTACCAGCTTAGAAAGTCTTGAAACTACCTTAGCCTTAGTAGCTTCTGGAAACTCTCCGATAATAGCTTCAAGTATATTTTCTGCAATCTGAGGCTCCTCAGTGAGCGCATCATAGATAGCATCTGTCATAGCATCCGATTCTGCCTTCTTAGCAGCGGCTCTCTCCTTAGCCTTTTCTGCTCTATTATCAATAGAAGCAATCTGCTTCTCAACGAAAGCAAGAATATCCTCCTTACCGTCTACGTCTACTGCGGTTATAACCTCCGCAATCTTCTCATAATACTTTCTGTTTGTCATCTTTGTTGAATCTGCCATAATTCATTTCTCCTTTTCTTCTTTATTATATTACTATTATACTATAAATTTTTTAATAAATCAATATCTTGATTATTGTTACTGCTTTTCTTTTTGTTATATATATTATAACAAAAAATTTTTAAATTATCAAGCAAGTGGTTATTTGTTTATATTGCTTGCTTATCTTTATGATATATATATTATATCAAAAAATTTTTCAAAAGTCAAAACTTTTTCCTATTTATTCTTTTTAACACTTCCTCTCTAATATAACCGCAATCACTATCTGTAACATTTTCAAGTTCGCACTTCTTAAAAACTAATTTTTGAAAATACTCATTGTCAATATTTATTCCTTTTTCATAGCATTTTACAAACTCGTTTACTGCTTTATTAAGTTTACTTTGGTTTGTATCTAACAAGCCTTCGCTTTCCGCCATAAAAAATACATAAGGCACATTCATCAATATACACTTCCTTTCTTTTATCTTACAATTTATTATATCAAAAATTTTAATAAAAAACAAATAGACGACCTACTGGTCGTCTATTAATGCTTCTATTTCTTCGTCAGATAATCTTGGTAATAAAATTTTAATAGCATCTTTTAACTCAACAGAGTTTTTAACTGATATAGTTAGATAAGTAGCTATGTCATCATAGGTATATTCTGTTGCTGTCATTACATTATCTATAGTGTTTGAACTTATGCCTACCTGTTTAGCATTATAGGTTTCCGCATATCTAAGAATAAAAAAGGTAAGAAGAACAAATAAACCTATAAATATAGCTACAATATTTAATATTTTAACGCCTTGTTCTTCTGAGTTTGCAAAAATAATAATCCCAATTAGTAGAATTATAATACCTAATACTATTAAAATGCAAATTAATTGATGTAACATTGTTAATACCACTCCTTTTTTTCAATTTTTTCTTTTTTCTTACGTCTATTATCTATTCGAGCTGGTTTGCCGCCTTTTTTTGGAGAATATAAATTACAAGTTTGACAAGTTTTGCGGAAAGTACTATCTCGTCCTTTACTACAATAGCCCTCATATTGATAAAATCTGCAAGCGATTTCTCTATCTTTTGCCATATCAGATTCATCTCCTTTATTTACTGCAAATATATATAAAATTCTTTATTATTTATGGTAATAGCTTCTGATAATTCATCTGTATCTAAAGTAAATCTTGTTAAATAATAAGGTGTATCATCAATAAGTCCTTGCCATAAAACTTCTTCTTCATCTTTTTCTTTGTCATAACTAACATAAGTTACTTTTGCCATACTATCTAAATGTTTTATTATTTTTCCTAATTTCATATTAATATCTCCTTTATTAAAATTCAATATCAGATATATATCCTGCATAATCAATTAAACAAGGAATATTATTGCAATAGCCATAATTGCCTCTATGTAAATCTGTATCAAATTCATTTTCTTCTAAAAAGCTAATGAAATCCCAGCCTCTCTCTTCTCCGCAATAAGCAAACAAATCCGCTATCCAATTTTCATCTTCTATAGAATTATGTGAATACGAAAAATAATCAGAAGCACAATCTATACTTTCTTGGGAACGATAAGAATTAGGACTACCATAATCTTCTATGGTTTGACCCTTTTTTTGTTTGTAGAGCATAAGCCCATTATCAAGAGTACCTACAAAGCTTAATTGTAATACTAAATCACCAAACCCCGCATCAGTAATTTCTCTACCCCTTTCATATTCTTCTTCACAATAGTCTATTTCCCAAACGTTTGTATATGAAATTTTATATACACAATTATATTTTTTTTCTTTTCCTACAAAAACCATTCTAGTAGCTCCAGAGCAAATATTAAAGTTATCTAAAAATGATTGTGTAAGATTATTATTGTATATAAAATCATTACCATAATCGTATGTAAAATCTTCTTTTTTACAAGTTATAAAATTGTTTAAAATTTCTAATACATCTTCATCTGTCCACATAAACATCACTAATTCCTTTTTATTTTATAATAATATTATATTATAATTTTTATTTAAAATCAAATAAGGAACTATTAATATTAAGCTTTTTTTATAATACACCTACTAAGATAAGTTACATTTTTGTATTGATATACTTCATGAGATTTAATTGTACCCGTTAATAGAATATTAGTATTTTCTTCTAAATTAATGGGGCTTGCAGTAAACCAATAGAGTAAATCGTCATTTATTTTAAATTTATGAATAAATTTTATTCCATAGTATGAATCAAATGAAGCGGTTTCTAGGTATACTGCTGCAACATTTCTAACCCTTTCGCCAATAGTACCATAGAACTGTGACAGCGAGTGAGCGGCAACCTCCGCATCAAAAGAATGAATAATTTCCTCTAAATTAGATTTTGGTATAGCTTTATTGTTTTTTTCGTCCCATATATATAATTCATCAAAAGAAAAACGTTTAGTTATATATTCTTTTAGGTTTGTATCTTTATCAATATGCCACTTCAATGGTCTATTATACTTCCCACCTATTGCTTTAATTTTTTCTTTGTTCTTGTAGGTATCTCCGCCAATTAAATAAGTATATCCATCTTTAGAGAAGCCATTTTTTTCTAGCCATTCTACTTTTGAAGTTTTTTCTACAAAATCATATACCATATCACACCATTACCTTTCCCTTTTTAATATATAATTATTATATAATAAATTTTTATAAAAAACAAAAGGAGGAACTTTTAATGTTCCTCCATTATAAAAAATTCACAGTGACTTCCAACATCTACTATTGTTCTTTTTGTATTTGTTTCGTCCTGCCAATATCGCCAATAATAGCTTTTGTAATTATGCTCTTCTAAAAAATTATATATAGCAGCCCTTCCTCTCATCTCGTCGATGGTTTCCGCAATTACTTTTTCTTCATTAAATTTATTTAAAAAAATTACTTTAATCATATTTTATCTCCATATCATATCATGTTCACTAGCTTCTATTTCCCAAGCGGAAGTATGGTTTTCAATAGCATCTATAAAAACTAATTCTGGATAATATTCAAGAGTAATGTCAATTATGTGGTCATATGGTAAATTATGAACTTCATTTCCAAACCTCATAGCAAGAGCAGATAATATATAAGGGGATACTATATCAGTAAATTCATACCAAGATGCAACCTTTTTATATATTATTATTGTTGATTCGTTTGCCCCTATTGTTTCAAGATAATCATTTGTCATTTTAACAGCATCTTCTATCGCTCTATATTTCATTTTAAACGCCACCTTTCTTAATAAAGTTTAATATGACTTCCAATTTCATACATTTCATTTTTTGCTTTTGGTAATATAAATTCATATCTGCAATTTTCGCACATACATTTATATGTATTATCTTCTTTCCTGCAATCAATTATTATATACCTTTTATGCTTACAAAGTTTCTCTTTAAGTCCCATAATAACAGCCACCTTTCTTCTTCATATCTTATATAACAATTATAATATAATTTTTGTAAAAAATCAAATGAATAAATTTGTCCAACTTATCAGAATCGCCATTTGAATTTTTAAAAAATTTTTGATATAATAAATATAATGAAGGATAAAAGAAAGGAGGACTTGTAAATGGATAAGCAAACATTAGAAAAAGCAGTAAGAGAGATAAATGAAATTTTACAAAATCAATCTAAATTAAATAAAGAAATAAGTTCGGGGCTGGTAACAATAGGTAGGGCGATTTCCGCACTTGAAGATAGAATTGATAAATTGGAAAGAAAGGAAATAGAAGATAATGAGTAATGATGTGATAATACTTTATATATATTCTGCGTTATCTAAAATAGTAGATATATTTTACGAACCGTTTTATAAAAGCGCTTTGCCAAGTGACGTCATTGAGGCGCAAACCGCTTTAAATAAAATAATTAAAAATATTGAAGAAATAAGAAAAAGAATAGAAGATTTAGAAAACGAAAATAAAAAAATAATTCAATCAAAAACGGAAAACGAATATTTAAAATATACTTCTCAAAACGTTAATAATGATTTACTTTTTGATAGAATTAGAAAAGTTGAGAATGAAAATGATAAGATAAAAAAAGAAAATAAGTATTTAAAAGAATTGTTAGAAAATGAAGAAAGGTTGGCTTATACTGAATGATAAATATACTTCTTGCTATACAATATTTTCAATTAGGTAAAGATAATTATACTAATTGGTTTTTACAATCAATAGAAACAAGAGTAATAGAGCAATTTATTGATAATAATGGACAAACTATTACTTCTATAAGAGAGAATATGGAAAATAAATATTATACTGTTGGAGATTATATATGTTTAGATGAATTTGGACATATTTTTGGTATACCTTATGCAAAAATGCAAGAATTAATAAAAGAAAATGAAAAGTTAAATCTTAATAATATTAGAGAAGGAACAAAAGAATGAGCGGAAAAGGCATATATTTAGCTTACTTAGATAGTTTAATGGTTGAAGATTTTAATATGGATATTAATAGAAATGCTATAATAATTACAAGAGCTAATGGAGAAGTGCTTTCATATAGCAGCATTTCCGCTTTTCTTAAAGATTGGAAAGTATTAGAACATGATAGAAATTATTAAGAATTATAAATATAAAGAATTAATAAATTATTTAAGACAATTAAATATTAAAATAGAATCAGTAAAAAAAGATTTTGTTTTCATTTTTAATGAAGAATATTTAAATAATATTAAGGAATTAAAATATTTAATTAATTTTATAAGATATATTAATTTTATAGTTACTGGAGAAGAAGAACTAAATTTACAAAATATTAATTTTAGAGAAAATAATATAAAAACTAGGGGTATGATTAAACATATAGATAAAGATATAGTAATATATAAAGCAAAATTGGAAGTTATGTTTAATTCTAGTATAACAAAGGTTATTTTTTATGATATAGATAATATTATTAAAATATTAAAAGAAATATATAAATAAATAGGGGCTATTTATTAATTTATTAATTAAAGATATATAAACAAAAACAACTTCGTTGTTTTTGTTTTAAGGGAAGCAACTGCGTTGCTTCCCTTTACTATATTTAGGGGTATGTATATTATAATATTTTTATAGGGGTATATTTATTTAGGTTATATATATTTTTATTTTCAATTTAAAGATATATTATTTAATATATTTAATAATAAAAGCGGTTTTTCGCTTAAGTTGAATTGGGTTTAGATTTATAGAAAGAATAATTGAGTCCTTCCGCTTATTATACCTTTTAACAAACCTTTACACATTTTTTGTCATATCCATATATATATTATAATGACAAAAATTGTGTAAGGTTTTTGTGGACAAAGTATTAAAATTATACACATTTATAATTAATATATATATGTTGAAAGGAGGAAATGATGTTAGTTTTAACTAGAAGTCAACTTAGTAAAAGGTATAATATTACTAGAAATTCATGGGAAAGAAGGCATGATGAATTGCTAGAATATTTATCTGAATTTATTTCTATCAAAGAAGTATTAGATGCTAAAAGCAAAAGATATGTATATGAAATAAATGAAGATGAATTACCCGATATACCCCAAATCCCGCGCAAATCCCAAATGGAAGAAAAGATTAAAGATTATTCTGATTTTACTATTGCTTCTCTTGATATTGATTTTAAGCCTAACAGTAAAAGAAGAATTGCTAAAAATGCAATTTATAATTTTGGTTTAGAAAAATATCATCATTCAAGTGATGAAGCTGTTGCAAGAAGATTTATATCTCCTATCATGGAAAGTAAAGGAGAGCATAATAATACTTTAATTTGGGTTTATTATGATACTTATGAGCCTATTGAAAAAGCGGATTTAGAGTATTGGCGGAATGTATTAGATGAAGAAAAAATTAATGAAAGAGAGGCTGCTAATGCTTTTTATCGTTATGCTGAAGGAGAAGATGTTAGTGAAGAAGTATCAAGTTATCAAAGAGCTATAAAGAGGTTTAAAGAGAAGTATGGAACTGTTCCTGTTAGAGTATATAGTTGGAGATTAAAAAAGTAAGATATGTGAAAAGTTGGTTTTGACAAAAAATGTGTATAAAATTTATAAAAAATTTTTAATTGTTAAAATTTAAATAAAAAATAAGTTAAAATATTAATTAAAAAATGTTTTAAAATTAATGAAAAATATTTAAAAAATAATTGAAATCATTTTAAAATAGTTAAAAATAATTGAAAATAGTTAAGGTGGATAGGTTTCCTTTACTTTAGCTTTAAAGTTCCTATTATCTAGACCTTTTGTTTTATTTCGTCCGAAAACAAAAATATAATAAAACAAAAAATATGATTTTTTTCTTTCTCCAATTATTATTTTTATTAAATAAATTTAACAGGATTTATTGATTATTCTGTTGATTTATAATTTTCCAAGTAAAAAGTAAAAACACACTTCAACTTCACAAAACTTCACTTTTAATATTTTATCAAGAAGCGGATTCTAAAAAAGTCTTTTTTTTAATTATATCATAATTTTTTTATTTTGTCAAGCGCATTTAAAAATGCCTTTTTTTAATATTATACCAAAAATTTTCAAAAAAATCAAATGCTCTGTCAAAAGTTGCATATGCTTTCAACATGGGCGAGAGCCATATAGCACCGATTTTCGGGATAAATGGGGAAAATATCAAGGGGCAACTTTTGCCCTATAAAATCCCCCAGATGCAAGGTTTTGGGGGGGCGGGTCGCTTCCACAGTCAGCGACCCGCTATTTTAGCATATTATTTAATGCTTGTCAATAGGTAAAATGCACAAAAAATGGCAGTTTTTTTGTAAAAACTGCCAAAATTTAAATTCGGGTGAGTTTAATTCTCACCCGAATAGTTGTTTATTCTTTAATAGCAAAATAAGCTTTATTCTTTTTTTCTATTCTAATTACATTTGGCATCTGCCGAACAAGGGCGGATAACTTCTGATTACTATATATAGATAATCTTTCATCTTTCTGCATTTCGCTAATAGTAACAGGTTTACCAAAATCTGATAAAACCGCTGTAATAGTTTCCATAATACTAACATTTTCTTTCTGCGTTTTAGTCTGACTTGATTTTGAAGTTTTCTTGTTTAAAAGTTCTACTTCATGGTCAATAAAAGCTACTATCTCGGCAAGGTTTGTAGGCTGTACGTCCTCTACCATTGTTCTGAGAATTGCAAAATACTCTCTTTTTGTCATTTTCTTTTCCATAATTCATTACCTCTTTCTTTCTTAAAGTTTGTTTCTGTTCTTTTGATACTTTTATTATAGCATCTTTGCTTTACTTTGTCAAGTGTTTTTTTAAATTTATTAGGATTGTTTTTTTAAAAAGGTTGAGCCTCTTCAAAAAATCTATCATCTGCACTTGTTAGAGGCTCAATACCTTTTTCTATCTTATATCTTTATTATAACACTTCTGTTTAAGCTTGACAAGATTTACAAGTTATCTCAACTGATACAGATGTTATAATCCTATCTTCAGGGAACGTCCGCAACTGCCCAGACTGTAAATTAACCGCCAAACAAAAGCCTTCGCTAACACGAGTAAGACCTCTTGACTTACCAACTATCATGTATAAATTCCTGTCTATCAAAAAAGGTTCTCCAACTCTTAACTCTGAAATTTCAGTTGGTTCAGGAAAATTAACTTTCATTTTTTATTACCTCTCTTTCCTTTGATACATTTATTATAGCATATTATCTTTCTATTGTCAACAGTTTTTTTATTTTTAATTGTGGTGTATTCTATTTTGTTTAAGGGACAAAACTGAAATCAACCGCAGTGAAGATATAACCCTATCAAATTTAGACTAAGTGCAAGTACTTTTTCTAATAAAAACTTCAAAGGTTTTTATTCTTTTTGATATAACTATTATAACATTTATTTTATAAATTGTCAATAACAATATGCTGTTAAAAGATTAGTATGAATTTCCTCTCTATAACTATCCCAATAAGCAAAAGCATAACAATAAATATCTAACCCAGGCGAGTCAAAAACATGGTCTGTATCAATTTCATAGGCAAAATTATTTTGGTCTGCCCAGTCTGCAAGAGCCTTATCTAATTCTACTTCTTGCTCATTATATTGATATAACTCTCCATTATCTTTAACAAAGCCTTCTTGCTCTAAGAATGTCATTAAATTCATTTTTTTATTACCTCTCTTTCCTTATCTTATAAATACATTATAGCATTTTAGATTACATTTGTTAACTACTTTTTTAATTAGTGTGCTCTTAAATTGTGGCACACCATTCCATTTTCGATCTCTTTCGCTATCTTATAAGCAGTAAAGCAACTATCATAAGCCTCATAAAACCATAATTTGTTGTCACACTTGCGGACAACAATAAATTCGTGCTCCATAGCATAATTTGGAAGATTATTTATATTTATCATTTTTATTACCTCTCTTTCTTTATATATATTATAGCAATATTTTGGGATTTTAGCAATAGACAAAATATACAAAAATTACTATAAAAAATTGTGCAAATTTACTACTTGACAAAAAACGGGGCGCTCCCTTATAATTGTTCGCTTGCGCCCCGCCCGCTCTATAAAAACTTAATTTATTATCTAAAATTCTAATTGGCTCTATAGGCTTTTAATTGGCTCGCTCTAAATTTATTTTATTCACTCGCTATAAAAGGTTCTCTATATCTACTTAGAATACGAATTAAAGGCACAGCCCGCTCTATAAAAACTTAATTTATTTTAAAAAACAAAATAAGGCTGCCTATTTTTTAAGCAGCCTTACTGTTTATTGAGTATTTTCTATTTTTTTGGTCTTTGTTCTATAACGTCTATTTTGATTATCTTTTCGCCTAAAGTAACAAGTATTAACTTGTTGTCCTTTTCAAGTTTAGCACCATCTCCATAAACACTTTTAAGATTATTGTAAATTGTAGCGAACACTTCCTTTTTTTCATCTGATGTTTTAGAAATATGGGATTTTGTGGTTTTTCGAGTACCGCTACTTGCACCATGTTGTATTTTTACTTTTGATGCGGTTTTGTTTAATGAATTTTGTTCATCATTACTTGTAAAGTCGTTATCGTCTAGCCAAGTCGCTATAGCCTCCTCTTTGGTTAAATCAAGATTTTTCATAAGCTTTTCAATCTGTGAATCTGGAATGTTCACTACTCTGTTGTTGAAATTATACTTCATACTTACCAACTCCTTTTCTTTAATTGATATATTCATTTTACCACTTTTGTATTCGTTTGTCGACCCCTTTTTTGTGTGGCGGTCATGGGAGTAGCCATAACCGCCATTTTTAGGAGGAGGTACAAAAGTAATCTGTATAAAAGGCGGATAGGGAATCGAACCCTAGAGCAGATATTTCTATCTGCTCTGCCAGTCCGCCTAACTTTAGGCAAGCTCAAAATAAGCAACCTTTTTTTCTACAGTTCTCGTTATCTTTTCACCCTTAAGCTGAGTGACAAGAGAACTAATTTTCTGCGATGTATATTCAGTACCATATGTTGCATTATAAGCCTTGGTTATTTCCGCTATAGTACCTTTTTCAATGGTTGCCAATACTGTTAAAATATTAGCTTTAATAGCTTCGTTTTCAATCTGTCTTTTAGATGGAGCGTCCGCTTTACTGGAACTTTTTCGATTAAGTGCTTCAATACGCTTTTCAATAGCTTCAAGGATTTCTGTCTTGTCCTCTACATCTACGTTTACCATAATCTCTTTTACTCTGTTATACATTGCTCTTTGTGTCATCATAATAAATCACCATTCCTTTTTAAAATAATCTTCGTTTACTTTGTCAAGTACTTTTCATTTTTAATTTGCGGAAGATGTTCCCTAATCTTCCGCTTCGCCCGAATTGCAATCACGCTCTAAAGGGAACAGGCTGTAGCGTGTAGTTTTGTAAACAAAACTAATTTTTAACTTATGGGTATTACCTCGGTGGACTTCTCATATTTACCAACTCCTTTTCTTTAATTGATATATTCATTTTACCACTTTTGTATTCGTTTGTCGACCCCTTTTTTATTCTTTTTTCAATGTGCTATTGAGTTCGTTTTAGTAAGTACTTGCTTTCCTTGACTTCCTATTCATTATACTATAATTTAAATAGGAAGTCAAGCCTTTTTAATTGGTAAAAAGTTTTTTATTCATTTTTTTATGTTGTCGCATACATTGAGTAAATATTACTTTTTCGATTTTTACATCTTCTAGCCCTGTATGACTTTCAACAAATTCATATTCGCAACTTATATATCTATATAAAATTTCTGCTGTCTTTCGTACTTGATTATTTTTAGTCATATATCCATTTTTTTCACAAAAACGTTTATAGGTTTTTTGTTTACAAATAGTGCTATTTGCCATTTTTAAAGTGTCCCATATTTCAATATAATTAGGGAAGAACTTCCTATATTTACTTTTAGTCAACCAACGCATTGTATTAGTTAATGCACCATAATCAAATCTAGCATTATGAGCAATTACGATATTAGTATTATATTCTTTTAATGTCTTTAACAGCTCTTGCCTTGCCGTATAAAAATTTACTACTTTTCGCTTACCTTGCTGAATATCTTGATAATAGTTAGGAATTTTACTAGCATAGTAAGACGAGTTCATTATTTCTTTTTCGTCAAAGAAAATGTCTTTGATAACAAAGCTACACTCTTTATAAATATTGCCTTTTTTGTCAATTACCGCAAATCCTAAATCATATACCCACATATTATAGGGGTCAACATTTGTTAGTTCTTTGTCTAGAGGACAAGTTTCGGTGTCCAATACTACATAATATTTTTTCCTCTTGTCAATCTTTTTTTCTTCCATTTTGTACCTCACATTCTTATATTTAATTAGCTTTCACTTATTATTATAGTATCTTTGCTTTACTTTGTCAAGTGTTTTTATGGCTGTCTTTTTCAGACAGCCATTATTTCTTTTTTTATAATGCTTAAAATTTCATTTAGCAAATCTCCAGTAGCATCTATAGTGTGTCCTAGTGTCCACCCTTTACGGACTTTTGCGTTATCGTCAACCAAAATTTGATAACCACCTTTTTTTCTAGTACAATTTGCTTTAGTCGTGCCATATTTAATTAAATGCAGTTCATCAAAAGGAAAATTGTATTTTTTTAGCCATTCTTTTTTCGCTTGCCTAACTTCATCGTCAAATTTTTTATTGCTATTTTTTGCCAGCCAGCTTGTGATTACAATTTCCCAGCCGCATGTTTTTAAAAAAAGCAAATAAGAATTTAATTTAGCTATATCTATGAGGGGCTTAGCTACTATATATGGTGTAGGGTTATTTTCTTGTAAATATTCAAGCCAATTAGATACGCCGTAAAAATCGGCTAAAGTACCATCCATGTCAAATACTAATATTTTTGTTTCTGTCATTAATTATCACCTTTTCTCTTCACTTTTAATCATATTTTTAGTAAACAGTTCAGAAAAATTGTTTCCATCTTCTTCACTTGCTTTAAAAGCTATAAATTCCATTGCGGTTTCTACACCATACATAAAATGTTTATTTCCATTCTTTGTATCATATTTACCTAACATCAAACCACAACCGCTATTCATTATATCAGTTAATACCATTTTATAAGCTTTTTGTAATTCAGTCATATTTTATATCCTCCTCTATATTATATATTAAATTCTATAATAAGTATACCGCAATTTAAAAAATATTTCAAGCCTTTATTTCAAAAAATTTCACAAAATATAATCTAATTTTTATCTATTTTACCTATTGACAAGCGGGTATAGGCTGTGTTATAATTAAATAGGGGTGGCTTTTTTATAGCAAAAAAGCTCATCACTTCTATTATATCATAGTCAAGGTTGATTTGTCAATATTAGGATTTCACAAAAAAATTATAAAATTTACATTTTTCCTCTTGACAAATAGGCTGAGGCTGTGTTATAATTATTCGGGGGCTGGTCAGGTTATTCTAACTTTATCGAGTGGCTTCTAAAGATGCTAAAGATTTTAAAATAAAAAGCAGATAATAAATATTATCTGCTTTTAAAGAGGGTTTATATATAAAGTAAGTCTTGCGCAACCTATCAAACAGACAATCTAAAATTTTTAAATCCCCCATTTGATATTAAGGTCTTGTCATATCTTACATTTTATCAAAGTCTATAGCGGAGGTGTGCCGCTTTCCGCTTTCTTTATTAAAGTATATCATAATTTTCTTTAAATTGCAAATTTTAATTTAAGCAATTTTTTTGTTGACAAGTAAAACCTTGAAGGTGTATAATAAAGAAGTAAATTAAATAAATGATATTTTTATGGAGGTACGCAAATATGAAAAAAGTGGTTGTAAAGCTAAATAACGAGGTTGTTGGTGTAACAAAAATGACCGTAGAGGAAATAAGAAGAGCGGAAAAAAGTGGATTTACTATTATAGAAAATGTTTTATTAGGGGCATAAATATTTTAAAGAAAACGAGGTGATAAAAATATGGGCAAAACAGATTTATTGATTTTAGAAATGAATATGGATAAAGTAATAAAACGTTATGGGTTTAATACAGATATTACAATAGCTTATTGTACTTTATGTGAAAAACTCTGTAAGCTAGAAAATAAATTAAACAAGCTTGGTTTTATAGAGTTTACCAATAAAAAAATAATGAACGGAAATAATAATAGAACTATTATTTCTAGCATAGAAAATGCTATAGCAAATTATAAAATGTTTATAAAATAATTTAATTATAAAGTAAAGTTAGAGATAGCTTTACTTTATTTCCTGTCAGGAGTTAGTTATGACTAACCAAAGCATTTTAGGGAAATGTGAATTTTATAAAAAATTTACATTTTTTCTCTTGACAAACTTTAAGCAGATATGTTATAATTATTCGGACTTTAGATTGGACAGTCTATTTTTTTCGAGTACTCTCTTAATTTGCTGAAAATTGTAAATAAAAAAGAGTGGTATTTAACCACTCTTTTAATAGTTTGTTTCCTTTAAAAAAACATTGTTGCAAATCTTTTTCTCATTAGCTTTTCTTCAACACTTAAATCTGAGTGAGGAAGTAACAGATGCGTAAGCTCTTCTTTTGATATATCCTGCAATTTATTTAAATTTAATAATTTACAGTTATTAAAATACGCATATCTTAAAGCTTGCTCAAATGCTTCTCTATAGTCATTAGATAACAATATTGATATAGAAAAATAATTGTCATCTTCATCTTTACAATCCATTTTATATTTTGTGTAATAACTCATTTCCATCATAATAAAATTCCTCCTTATTTTTACTTTATCTTTCAGTATACATTTTAATTAATTTAGCTATATCTTTTTTGTTCAAATTATATTTATTAGTTAATGCACTAAGCTCATTCTTAAGAGCGTGTCTTGTATTTTTATTATCTTCTTTAAGACTTTTAATAGTGTTCATAAGTTCGTGATACTCTTCCATTGTATCGCAACCGCCCTTAAGCTTGTTTTGATAAACGGCTATTAATCCATTTGTAATTTGTGTTTTTGCTGTAGCCGCCTTTAATACTATTTCTACCTCATCTAAAAAATTATATAATGTGTTATTATCCATGTTTTTGTACCTCTCTTTTCTTTTTATTAAAATTATAAAGTTAAAAAATATATATTTAATATTATTAATGCAACTTGTGTTATATGTGCATTAATATGGGCTTTATTGGCTGTATTTAATATACAGCCAATAATACAATTTGCAATACCTAGAAATGGAGCAAACCATAAACCCATAAGCACTAATGATACATTTAGTATAGTTATAAATGTAGTCAAATCATAAATTTCAAATTGATATGCTTTATTTGTAATGCTAAAAAAATTTTTTATTCTCTCCATTTTTTCACTTCCTTTAGTATTACATCGTCAAGCCCACCAAAAAAATATAAATCTTCACAGTGAGCATAAGCACATACAACATCGTAATATTTATCCTCATCTGAGGCATATTCTCGTAAATTATCAATAGTATATTCTTTTGGTAAACCCATGGTTTGCCAATATTTTAAAATACTTTCCTCATTCATTTCATTCTTAATAAAATCATCCATTCTACGCATATTTTCCATTTTTTCTTCTACTGTATACATAATAATTTCTCCCTAAAATTTTAAAATTCTATATTTATATAATTAATTCAAAAGTTACTAAGCTACATTTTTATTTAATTGTCAAGGTTCAATAAATTTAGAATTGATTATACAAGAGTTGATAAGATTTGATAACCTATCAGGAATGGGGGTTGCCCCGGTCACCCTTGCGACAATATCATAATAGCATACCCCAACAAGGTTGTCAACCCCATTTTTGAGAATTTTTACTTTTTGTTAAATTTGTACAAAAGATCTGCCTTGTTTTATTCAAATTTACCAAAAATTTATTCTCTAGCAAATATTAAATTAATAATTTTTTATAGCGATGGTTGATCAAGGTATAGAACTTGGATAGAACTTCTCAAAGATTTATATTAAAAATGGAATTTATACTATAAAATTTTTAATCAATTAACAATTTTATGAGGGTTGTCTAGTATTTTAGAGAAAATAATATTTACTTTTATCAAAAGCAATAGCTTAAAATATTAAGATAATATTAAAAAATTAGTTTATTCATTAAAAGAATAGAGCGGTAAATGGACAAAGATCATAAGTTTGTCTATATTTTTTTAATAAATAAACTACAATTTTATAGAATTTTGCGGTCGCTGATGCGATTAAGCTTTATTTTTATAAAAAATTTTTTAATTTAGTATTAAGTTTGTCTATATTTTTTTAATAAATAAACTACAATTTTATAGAGAAACCTCTAAATTCATTGAAAAATAGTCAGGAATAGTTTTTTAAAAATTTAGAGTCTATTTTTATAGAGCCTTTTAAGGAAATTTAGAGTAGAGTAAGCTCTATAAAAGTCAATTAAAAAAATGTAGAATAGCCTCTAAAAATTTAGGCTGGGTTTCACTCTAAAAAAATAGAGAGTTTTCGGAAGCTAGTGTGAGCGCTCTAAAAGCATAAAGCCAATTAGAAAAACGTAGAGCACTCTCTATTTTTTTAGACGGAGCGCAGGGGTGGATGGCGCTCCGGCGAATTTTTTGGTTTATTTTATAAAAATAGAGTAAACTCTTTTTGTTTTTAGTTTACTCTATAATTTTATATTTTATTTATTTTTTGCTTAGAAAATTTTTTTAAATGTATAGAACTCTAAAAAATTATATAATAATAATTTATAGCTAACAGCATTAATAAAATTTCAATATATTTTGGGAAGTTTAGAATTAGAATTTTCTAAAATTTTACTTTTTTAAAAAACTTATGGGGGTTATAGAGAGTAGAACCGAACCTCTTATGAGGTCCTTCTAAATCTTTCGAGTAATTAATGCTGATTTAGAATTGTTTCAATAGCAGTTTGACAAATTATAGCTTTTTCTTTAGAATAATCGTCTTTCTTAGAAGTATAATTTTCTGCCGCAGATGTTAGTAAATCTTCTAATGAGGCGGTTTTTAACACAAAAGATAAAGCAAATAACTCATCCCATGTTAAACCAACCATTTAGTTCTACTCCTTTCTTATTTATTCTATATATATTATATCAAAATTTTCTATATTTTTCAAATAATAAAGGTGCGGGAAGGCGATTGATGCTTCTACACCAACCGCCTTGTTATTTATTTAGCAAGTATATATCCTAAATTCTTAGCTATCTGCTGTGGTTCTATATCAAGTCCCAACTGAACATCAACCCAAGCGCCCTCAAGCTCTACTAATTCATCAAAAGTAACTATCATGTTTATCACCTCCACTTCTTACTATGACTTAAGTATACACCTAAAGCTTTTATAAGTCAAGCATTTTTTAAAAATAAATATTAAAAATTATAGGGCTGGCTATTACACGCAACATACCTCGGTTTCCGCGTTTTATATAATTAATATTGTAACTTATATTTATTTGTTTTATTATTACATCATATTTATCTATTGTTTTATACTATTTATTTATATAAACTATTTATATTTATAGCTCTTTGTCTGTTGTTTATTGCCTTGTTTATTAAGGTTATATTTATAGAATATATATAAACACATCTGTATATTTATTATATTGCATCAAAAATATTCATATTATTTATCAAAATAAACTATTTAAAGTATGATTTTTTATTTTACAAATTATTATCCATATTATAACAATAATAGTAAATTGATGTATATTACTTGAATTGATATTATTATTTATATAACTTATTTGTCTATTGTTTATGCTTTAATATAAATATTATATCATTATATTACTTATGCTTTTAAGTTATGTTTCAATTAGTATTGATATTAATGTAATGCTTATAATAATTATATATGTTTATACTATTAATGATATAACTATTTTTATATATAATGTATAATCTCTTTATTTAGTTATGAATATCTTTTGTTCTATCTTTAATAGTTTATTGCTTGTTATAATAAAACTTATGTCAATGTCTTAAAGCAAAAAATTAGTGAATGAAGTTTCTTGATTCCTTCATTCACTAATTGGTTAAGTTATTGTTTTTTATATATCTACTTATTTGCTATTGTTTCCCAAATGATACCTTTGTTGCTCATTTCTACTAACTTATTAATACTATAATAATCTACATCAACTACCATTCCTTCATAAAAAACTTTAACTAACTTCATGCTTTTGTACCTCTCTTTTCTTTAATTGATAGCTTTATTTTACTCTTTTGCTCTCAATCTGTCAATAGTTTTTGCTAAAAAATATTTTTTTTGAAGTCAGCACCTTAATTAAAAGATGCTGACTTAAGTTAATTTAGTATTCTGCATCCACCCAAAGGATTGAGTTTTCTTCTGAATCTTTATGAGCTGATATTTCAGTTACATAAGAATCTAAATATTGTTTTGGTACTTCACTACCTGTAACAATATTCTGAAATTTAACTTCACGATGGTAAATGGCTTTGAAGCTTTTATCTGGTATAGTTTCCATTACTGTTAAATCAAATTTCTGTTCTCCAAGTGTTGTTTTGATTAAATCTCTGAGTGTTATCATGTTTTTGTACCTCTCTTTTCTTTAATTGATAACTTTATTTTACTCCTTTAATTCTAATCTGTCAACCCTTTATTTGAAAATTTTTCTTTTTGCTGTTTTGCACAAAAAACCCATTCTATTTTGTATAAATTTACCAAAAAAATTTTTCGTCACTTTGCACAAAATTTTTGTTTAATTTTTGTGCAACTTTTTTATATAAAGTTTTTAAAAATTTTTGTTCGTACATTTGTTCGGTTAGTTGCAACTAACTTTAATCCGATAAAGTAGAAATCTTTGCTCTCCATCGCCCTTATGCTCTCTACAAAGATCAAGAATTTCTCGAACTATATAGAGCATTCTCTAAATTTTCTGAAGCCAAAAATCTTTTATAAAATTAGAGGGGGTTCTATTTCGGGAAAGCATCCTCTAAAAATTTAGAGTACAGGGCGCCACGTAAACTCACTTTCCAAAAGTTATTTCAAATCTAAATACGGTTAAAGTTATTTCATTTTTAAAAACGATAAAAATTATTTCAAATCTAAATACGGCATATTCCCAAAGTGTTATTATAGGAAAAATAAGTTGCATTTTTTATTTCCCTCTTCGCATAAAAAATACCCGACCCCTCATTCGAAATAAGACACGATAACCCGCTTGAAAATTTAAAAAATTTTTAGTATAATAATAATAAGGAATTGGAAGGAGTAAAGCAAATAAGTGAAAGAAGATAATTCAATTAAATTAGATTACTCTCTTGAAACTCCAGAAGAAAGAAATGAATTAGTTAAAAAAATAATTGCGGAAGCCGATGAACAGCAGCTTACACCTAAATATATAGAAATTTTAAGTGACTATATTATTTTTGCTATGGATAAAAAAGAGAGGCAACAAAAACAAATACTTACAGACAATAGAATGGTAACTGTAAACAAGAGAGAAACTTCATATCAAGGGTTGGCGGGAAAACTTGAAAATGGAGAAGACGGTATCTATAATATAATGTCTGGTGGTGATAAGAATATTATATTTACCCCCAAATTAGAAATAACGCCTAAGGATATTGCGGAAATACCCCCACTCCGCCCGCTTGTAGAAGAAATTAAAAAAATTGAAGAAGCAGAAAAACATGCAACGGGTAAGAAAAAATTTTTATTAAGAAAACAATTAATACAAATGCGCCAAGATCAATATGTAATAAAAAATGAATATAGAAAACCAATGTATTGTATGAACGTAATTAAAAGCTTCAATCAAATTGATTTTAATGAAAATATTATAATAGATGAGAATGGTAATTTAAAATCAGATGGAATAGTGAGCTTAACTAATCCTAGCCATGTTTCTGCCCTATTGTGTAATTATTCTAAATTAAAAGAAGATGTTTGGGGGCGGTTTTGGAGCGATTCATATTATTTAATGGAAGATTTGGATAATTTAATAGAGAAAACTTTAAAAGACAAATACCCACTTTATTATGACCTTTTGATTTATAAAATAGATGGAAAACAAAATGCAGAAATTCAAAACCTTATTCTAATCAATCATAGTATCTTATATTCTATTGAATATATTTCCTCATTATGGCGAAAAAAAATACCTAAATTAATAGCTAAACAAGCTCAAGAAGATTACTTAATATGGTATTATACTGAGCGGGAACCGGGTGTATGGAAGCAATGTACCCGGTGTAAAGAAATTAAACTTGCTCACAACATGTTTTTTAGTAAGAACGCAAGTTCTAAAGATGGTTATTATAGTTTATGTAAATGCTGTAGAAATAAAAAAACTAAGGAAAAGATGGACAAAAATTAAAATTTTTTATTAAAGCATTTATATATTATATAAATATTTGAAAGGAGGATGAGAATTTTTGTCAAAAATTACTTGTGAGAAATGCGGAAGGACAATGGATGAAGGTCAGTTTTATACTTATAAAGATGGTAGAAAATTAGAATTATGTAAAAAATGTTTAACTATGCATATAGATAATTTTAATCCAGATACTTTTTTATGGGCATTAAAAAAGATTGACGTACCTTATATTCCACAAGAATGGAACTCTTTAAGAGATAAAGCTTTTGCGCGAGACCCCCTAAAAATGAATGGCATGTCAGTTTTTGGAAAATATTTATCTAAAATGAAATTAACCCAATGGCAAGATAAGAGTTGGGCAGATACCGAAAAAATTTTAGAAGAATTAAAACAAAAGGAACAAGAGCGAAAAGCTCAAAAAGAGGAAAATGATAAAATTTTAAAAGAGCAATATACTCAAGGTTTAATTAGTGAAGCAGAATATCAAACTTTAGCAAGTACAGAAACTCAAAATAAAGAATTAGTTTCACCTGACCCAATAGGCGAAACTAATATGTATAATGAAAAAAATTTTATTTCAGAAGAAGAACTGGATTTAGCAAAAGATTTAACAGAAGATGATAAAAAGCGGTTGTTGCTGAAATGGGGAAGGTTATATACTCCAAATGAATGGATTACTCTTGAAAATGATTATCAACAAATGTCAAATTCTTTTGATATTCAAGATGCGGACACTATTAATACTTTATGTTTATTATGTAAAACAAATCTTAAAGCTAACCAAGCTATAGATAACGGTGACATTGATGGGTTCCAAAAACTAGCCCGTGTTCAAGAATCATTGCGGAAATCCGCAAAATTTACTGCTGCACAAAATAAAGAAGAAAAAAATAATTTTGTTGATTCTGTTGGTGAATTAGTAGCTATGTGTGAGCGTGATGGCGGTTTTATTCCTCGTTTTGTAACAGACGTTCCGCAAGATGTAGTAGATGTTACTCTTAATGATATGAATAATTATCTTAATAAATTAGTTACGCAAGATTTAGGTTTTGGACAACAAATAGAAGATTCTCTTAAAAAGATTCAATTACAAAAAGAAATGAATGAAGCTATGTCTGAAGATGATAATAGTATTGAAGAAGAAAATATCGAATTAGAAGATGAGGATTATATGGCTTTTTATGAAGAAATGAATAAATTAAAAGAAGCAGATGAAGAATAGGAGGAAAATAAATGGCTTTACAAGATTTATTAAACCTTTCTTCTCTTGATGGTAAAAAAATAGGTTTATCAGAAGAAAGAATTAAGGCGCAGTTGCCTATTATTAGACAATACATTGCCTATTGGCGGGAATACCCTGATATGCTTGTTGATTATTTATGCGGAGATAATCCTGAAAATTTTCATTTATTTTTTTATCAAAGGGTATTTTTGCGGGCGGTCATGCGTCATAGATATGCTTACGCAACCTTTCCTCGTGCTTTTAGTAAATCTTTTTTATCTGTATTAATTCTTGCATTAAGATGTATTTTATATCCTGGTTCTCATTTATTTGTAACTACGGGTGGTAAAGAGCGAAAGCTTGCTCTGCATTATTGAAAAATAATGAAAAATAAATTTTTTGAATTGCTGGAAAATCTTAAAGCTCTACACTACAATAGAGTTTATAATACACTAAAACTTTATGATAGTGCTGAAAAGCAGAAATAACGTAGAGATGAACTATGTCGAGAGGCTAAGGTTTAAAAATAGACAATCAGCAGCTAAGGAAGGTGTGTATATAATCATGAAAAAATTAACATTAAATGATTTTCAAGAAAAATTAAATATTTTTTATCCAAATGAAAAATTAATAGCTTTATCTTATAATGGTGGGAAAAAAGATTGCGTAGTTCAATGTGGCTTCTGTGAGAATACATATATTAAAAAAGGTGAAAATTTTTTAGATAAAAGAAGAATAAGTATTTGTAAAAATTGTTTTCTTACGCAGCCTAATGAATTAAATATAAATTGGATGCCTCCTATTGATTATGAAATATTAGAAAAATATTCTGGTATGCATAATAAAATTGCTGTAAGACATAAAAAATGTGGCTTTATTTGGAAAATAACTCCTAATAATTTAAAACTTGGAAAAGGGTGTCCAAAGTGTAATAAAAAAATTTCTAAAGGGGAGCAAAAAATTATTAAATTTTTACAAGATAATAATATAGAATTTATTCATCAGTATCCTCTTAAAATAGAAAACCATAATTTATTTATAGATTTCTATTTACCGCAATATAAATTATATATTGAATATAATGGAGAACAACATTATAAGCCTGTAAATTTTTTTGGTGGAGAAGAAAAGTTTAATGAACAAATTTTACATGATAATTTAAAAAGACAATTTTTAAAAAAGTCTTTATTAGAAATTTCTTATAAAGATTTTGATAGAATTGAAGAAATCCTTCAAAGTTCAACGACTATCCTTAATAGGAGTACACTATAAACGATTGATAGTGGAAGCGGAAAATATCTTGGTGACAAGATAATGATATAGTCTCGCCTCCATAGAGATATGGAGCAGTTCATAAGAGAACGTATGTGTCGTAGTGAAACACATAGAAGAAATGAAGCGGCAGGAATTGCTAGAGAAAAAGTTGAAGAATTATGTAGACTTATTCCAGGTTTAAAAAATGAAATAGACTGGAGTAGAGGAAAATCAAAGGCTTCTAAAAATGAAGTTGTATATATTTTTAAGAATGGTAGTAAGTTAGATATTATTGCGGCAAGTCAAAGTTCTAGAGGTAAGCGAGCTACTGGTGGACTTATGGAAGAGGTTATACTTATTGATGAGACCTTGCTTAATGAAGTTATCATACCAACTATGAATGTGGATAGGAGCTTGCCAGGCGGTGGCAAAGATGAACATGAAATAGTAAATAAAAGCCAAATTTACGTTAAATTTTTTGAACAAAAGTTTACAAAAATGTGTGCTTAAATTTTATAAATATTATAAAATAATTGTAAAGGAGAATAAAACAATAATTTATTATATTTATAAAATAGAAAATCAAGTAAACCATAAAAAATATATAGGTTTAACTAATAATATTGCTAAAAGAAAAAGTCGACATTTTGGTGATTTAAGAAGAAATTGCCATGATAACCATTTTTTACAAAAAGAATTTAATATATTTGGACAAGAAAATTTTTCTTTTAATATTGAATTTCAAGGAGAAGTAACTCCAGAAGAAATTAGTGCAAAAGAAAGAGAATACATTAAAAAATATGATAGTTATAGAAATGGTTATAATCAAAATGAAGGTGGAAATTTTGGTCCATCAAATGGAGGTACAAAATTAACTCAAACAGATGTTTTTAATATTTTATCTGCTTTAGAATTTATGTCAAAACCCGGACAAATTTTAGCAAATATGTATGAAGTTAGTAGAACTACTATTAGTAGAATTAAAAAAGGAGAAAATCATACCCAATATAAATTAGAATATGATAATCTCCCTTTAGAAGAAAGAAAACAAATATATAAAATTTTTTGTGAAAGTACAAATTTTTTAGAAGATAAAGTAAAAACAACAATTATTAAATCAAAAAGAAAATTAACGGAAAATCAAGTACATTTAATTTTATATAATTTTGAAAATTCTATTATAAGTAAAAAAGAAATGGCTTTAAGGGTTGGTGTAAAAAGCACATATACTTTAGATTGTATAAAAAATAAAGAAAGTTATAAAGATTATAATTTATCTTATGTAAAATTAACTGATGAACAAAAAAATATTTTAGCGTCGCAATTAAGTAATTAATTGTAGTAACCCATTGAATTGCTGGAAAGCCTAAAAGCTTATAAGCTATGGTAATCAGCAGCCAAGTCTTGAGTAAAAGAAAGGTTCAACGACTATCCGAAAGGAGTACACTCAAGTGAGTGGAAGTGGTGGGCCCCTTAGATTTAAGGGTGAAGATATAGTCTACTCTATATGGAAACATATAGCAGTTCATAAGAGAACGCATACAGATTAACGACCTGTATGGAATATTAAGGTACAACGGCAGGCTGGAAAAATTCATTTGCATATGCTAAACTTATTCAAATATTAATTCAGCAAATTATTGAGCCTGAAGAAGCAGTTGTTTTAGGCGGAACATGGCGAATACCAGTAAAAGAGAAATTACTTAGAAGAAGCTTTATAGATGAACTTAAATTAGACGGCACTTATAATGATTCTTCATTTTCTCGTGAATATGAGTCAGAATGGTCTGGAGATTCAGAAAATGCCTTTTTCTCTGCGGAAAAATTTGATAAATATAGAGTTCTTAATCAGCCGGAATACGAATATAGCGGGCGCTCAGCCAAGTCTAGTTATTATGTAATAGGGGTTGATGTTGGTAGAAATAACTGTACTACAGAAGCTTGCATAATCAAGGTAACCCCGCAAGTACAAGGAACTTCTATAAAAAGTTTAGTAAATATTTTTACTTGGGACGCAGAGCATTTTGGAATACAAGCAATAAATTTAAAGAAGTTATATTATAAATATAAAGCTCGTGCTTTAGTAATAGATGCAAATGGTATTGGTTCTGGTTTAGTAGATTTTATGGTTACTGACCAAATAGACCCAGAAACTGGAGAAATATTACCTAATTTTGGAGTTAGCGGCGGAACTTTTGAAGGTTGGGATACAACTTATAAAAAATTTAAAACAAAAGATACAGAGGAAGATGCTATGTATTTAATAAAAGCAAATGCTCCAATAAATACTGAAGCGCATACTTATGTACAAACTCAAATGACAAGTGGAAAACTTAAGTTTTTGATAGATGAAGTTCAAGCCAAAAATAAATTGTTAGGTACTAAAGTCGGACAAGCAATGGACCCAGCAAAAAGAGCAGAGTATCTTAGACCTTTTACTCTTACGAGTATACTAAAAGAACAAATGATGAATTTAGTAGAAGAAAATGAAGGAATTAATATTATTTTAAAACAAGTAACTAGAGGAATTAAAAAGGATAAGTTTTCAGCTCTTGAATATGGTCTTTATTATATCAAACAAGAAGAAGATAAAAATAGAAAAAGAAAAAGGCATAATATATCAGATTTTCTTTTCTTTTCCTAGGACAAAAATATATAAAGGAAGGTACTGATTTTTTATTAATATATAAAGGAGGAAGTTATTATGCTTGCTTCAAGAGGAGAAATTAAAATTCACGAAATTTTAGAGCGGGCGGGTCTTAATTTTAAAGAAGAGTATTCTTTTAAAGATTTAGTTAGTAGTAGTGGGACCCCGCTTCGTTTTGATTTTGCAGTTTTTGATGATAATGAAGATTTAGATTTTTTAATAGAATATCAAGGAATACAACATTATGAAGCAAAATCAAAATTTGGTGGATATACTGGATTAAGAAAACAGCAATTTAATGATATGAAAAAAAGAGAATACTGTAAAAAACATAATATAATTTTAGTAATTATTCCTTATTGGGATGAGGGTCGAGTTAATTATGATTATATTATGAAGGCGGCAGGATACTAGAAAGGTTAGGTGTCTTTTGAGAAATCAACAAGAAGAATTATTTAATAAGATTAATTCAGAAGAAAAAAACCATTTTAATCCGGATTTTTCTAAAATAAAATTAGGTTTACAAACTTTAAATGACGCTACTTTATCTTTTGGTAATTTATCAAAAATAAATCCTAGAGCTAATAAACGAGATGTCTTAGAAGCTATAAAAAATAGCGATTACACCTTGATGAGGGAAATATCAAATTATTTTTTTAAAACAAGCGGTATTTATTCTAGGCTATGTAGATATTTAGCTTATTTATATAGATTTGATTGGATGATAACTCCCCATGTTTTAAATAAAAATAGAACTGATGGAGATAAGCTTTTAAATGAATTTAATAAAGCCTTAAATTTTTTAGATAAATTTGGAGTAAAAAAATATTTTGGAGAAGTTTCTTTAAAGGTTATAAGAAATGGTTGTTATTATGGTTATATTATTCCTCATGATGATACTGTTTCTATACAAGAGCTTCCACCAGACTATTGTAGGTCAAATTTTAGTATAAATAATAGACCAGTCGTTCAATTTAATATGAGCTTTTTTGATGAAAAATTTAGAAATAGTACTCAAAAAGTAAAAATATTAAAATTATTTCCAAAGGAATTTAAAAAAGGATATGAATTATATAAAAAGGGTAAATTGCCTATTGAATTTCCAGGAGATACATCTGGGTGGTATACCCTAGATCCAGAATATGCTTTTAAATTTAATATTAATGGAGAAGATTTTCCTTTTTTGATTTCTGTTATACCTGCTATCATTGATTTGGATGAAGCGCAAGGTTTAGATAGAATGTTAATGCAACAAAAATTGTTAAAATTAATTATTCAAAAATTACCTTTAGACAAAAATGGTGATCCCATATTTGACATGGAAGAAGCGGGAGCTATACATAATAATGCGGTCCGTATGCTTAAAAAAGCAATTGGAGTAGATGTATTGACTTCTTTTGCTGACGTTGAAGTTAAAAGTATGGAAAGTGATACAAGCACTTCCGCAACAGATGATTTAGAGCGTATGGAAAGGGCAATTTATAATCAAGCGGGTGTATCTGAAATGCAGTTTAACACAGATGGTAATATTGCTCTTGAAAAATCTATTTTAAATGATGAGGCTTCTTTATATAATTTAATTTGTCAATATGAAATCTTTTTAAATTATTTATTAGAAAAGTTTTTTAATACTAAAAAAATATCTTTTAGAGCGCAAATTTTAACAACTACTATTTATAATTATAAAGATATGGCAAAACTTTATAAAGAACAAACTCAATTAGGTTATTCTAAATTTTTACCTCAAATTGCTCTTGGTCAATCACAAAGTTCAATTCTTGCAAACGCTTATTTTGAAAATGATATACTTGATTTGGTTAATTTATTTATTCCACCACTAATGTCGAGTACAATGAATGGTGATTTCTTAACCAATAGAAATGCAAATAATGATAATGATAATGTTGGTAGACCAGAAAAACCAGATGATGAAAAATCTACTAAAACTTTACAAAATGAAGAAGCAAAAAGTTAAAAAATTTAGGACAAGATTAATAAAATAAGAATTATTATTTTTTATTATATAATGAATTAAGTTTTTGAAAGGAGAATAATATGCATCAGTCTATTTCGACTATAGATTCTCCAGAGTTCTTAAACCTACAACCTTTAGATATTAACCCTTTAATGTCAAGTTGTGAGATTAAAGTTTTATATATAGGTAAAAATAGAAATAATAGTTATATCACTAAAGATGTCGCCTCTGAAATGGCTAAAACATTACGAGGCGCACCTATAGTAGGATATTTTAAATCCGAAAAAGGTGATTTTGCAGATCATGGAGAAAGAGTTATCTTAGATGACGAAGGTATTAAATTTGATTGTTTAACTAAACCTTATGGTTTTGTTTCTCCTGATGCAGAAGTATGGTTTCAGAAATTTGAAGATACAGATGAATTTGGTAATATTACAACTAGAGAATATCTTATGACTACTGGTTATTTGTGGACCGGACAGTATAATGAATGTAAATTAGCGGTAGACGAAGGTAGACCGCACTCTATGGAATTAGATAAAGAAACTCTTGATGGAAATTGGTCATATGATTCAAGTTCTAATATGGATTTTTTTATTATAAATGATGCAATTTTTTCAAAATTATGTATTTTGGGTGAAGATATAGAACCTTGCTTTGAAGGTTCAAATATTAAAGCTCCTCAGGTAAGTGCATCTTTCACAAAAATTAACAACGATTTTAAACAGACATTGTTTAGTATGATGAATGAATTAAAATTTGCGTTAGAAGGAGGAAAAGATATAACAATGGAAGAACCAATAATTGATACAACTATAGAAAATCAGGACAGTTCTAATCAATCAGAAATAGATAATATTGATAATAATACAGAAGTTCAAGAAGAGAACTTAGGCTCTAATTCTATTGAAGAAGTAGCTTCTGATTTTGTAGAAAAGAAAAAAGAAGAAAAAACATCTGAAGAAGATAAGAAAGAGGAAGAAACATCTGAAGATGAGTCAGACAAGCAAGATGATGAAGAAAAAGATAAAGAAGATAAATATTCTTTATTAGAAGAAAAATATCAAACTCTTGAACAAAAATATTTTGATTTAAAAACAAATTATGATAATTTAATTTCTTTTAAATTAAACATAGAAAAAGAACAAAAAGAAAAATTAATAGAAGAGTTTTATATGCTTGCGGATGAAGATAAAAAGGATGTTATAACAAATATTGATAAATATTCTTTAGATGAAATTGAATCTAAACTTTCTGTTATATGTAGAAGAAAGAAAGTAAATTTTGGACAAGAAATTACAACTAACAAAGAAGATTCAGTTGTTACTTATAATTTAAATAATACAATATCAGAAAGTGTGCCAGCTTATATTAGCGCTTTAAGACATACTAGAGATAATAGAAATAATTAAGGAGGAAAAGTAAAATGGCAACAATTTCACGTGTAGGTTTTGGTCAGGTTGAGCCAAATCATTTATCTGCGCAAAGAACAGGTCAGATTTATGCACAGCTTCCTGCTGATGATACAATTAAAATACTTGAAAATGGTCAGTTTGTTAAATATGATTATGCTGAAAGCAAAGTAGACTTTACCGGAAAGGGTGAATGGATGCTTGTATTTAATGAAGTTAAATTATATGATGATTACTGGAGAGAGTCATATAAAGATTTTGCATTGATTAAAGAAAATTATACTCCAGGTAGTTATAAAATAGGTGAGGGTGCAGAAACTGTAGTTACTCATGATGGCTTTAGCCTTCCAGGACAAATGGTTCCTAGAGTGTTTAAAACAAATGTTGGAGATATTTTTACAACTAACTGTCTTGAAAAAGCTAATACTTCAGGTAAAGCTACTGTTGAAGGTACAGAAGATATTACAGTTGGAACTGAATTAAGCCCAAATGAGGCTGGATACCTTTCAACATCTGGTGATGAAACAGTTAAATTTCAAGTTGTTAAGATTTATACTTTAGCTGATGGTCAAGCCGCAGTAAAAGTTATGAGAATTGCGTAAGGAGGATTAAAAAATGGCATTATCAACAAAAGATTTAGTTACTTTAGCTAAAATTACTGCAAGTGCTAATCCTTCTACTTCTTATTCTTTTAAGGAAGAGAAGTTTAGTTATGCAGATTTAAATGAAACTTTAAGAGAAGAGCTGAAAGCTCTTGCTCCAGATTATTATAGTTATATGAAAAACAAAAATACAATCTTTGCTCTTATGGGAGAGGTTGTAGACGATGTACTTCCTAAGAAAGTCCTTGAGGAATATGGTCAATTTGCTGAAATTAAAACTTTTAAGCAGGGTGATAAACCAGTATTTACTCAAAGAATTACAGCTTCAGCAAAAAGACGTGCAAAACAATTTGTTACAAAAGTTGGTTTGGCCGGTATTTATGAAGTATTTAAACTTGATGGAAAGAGCTTTGAAGTGCAAACAAGTGCATACGGCGGAGCCGCTCAGATAGGATTTGAAGAGTTCCTTGATGGCAGAATCGACTTTGCTGATGTTTTAGATATTATATTAACTGGTCTTGATGAAGCAGTTTATCTTGAAATTGAAAGAGCTTTAAAGGGTTCAATCGATTCTCTTCCAAAAGCTAATTTCCATTCAACAAATGCTTTTGTGGAAGCAGATATGGATAAGTTAATTGCTATTGCAGACTCATATGGTCAGGCTACAATTTATTGTACTTATGAATTTGCGGCTACCATGGTTCCGTCTGAGGGTTGGGCATCAAATGCCATGAAAGATGAAAAATGGGCAAATGGTTACTTAGCTAATTATAAGGGACATAGAGTAATCGTTCTTCCTCAATCTTTTGAAGATGAAACTAATACTCAAAAAGTTATTGACCCTTCAATTGCTTGGATTATTCCTACTGGTGCAGATAAGCCTGTTAGAGTTGCTCTTGAAGGACAGGCTATTGTAAAAGATTATGAGAATAAAGACCTTTCAAGAGAAATTCAGATTTATAAGAAAATGGGTGTAGTAGCCTTAGTTACTAACGATATTTGTGTATATCAGAATACATCTTTAACTTATTAATATAAATGGGAAGGTTATTATTAAATGACCTTCCCTTATTTTTATAGGAGAAAAAAGGAGAAAATAAAATGGCAATATCAGATACAGAAAAAATTAAAATTAGAAATAGAATAAATGGTACTTCAGCTTATATTATACCTGAATTAAATAACTTAAGACGTTATTTTGAAAAAGGCGAAATTAAAGAAATTACTATGGGAGAATTAAGAATTTTAGCTAATAATACCCCAGGTGGTTATGAACTACTTAAAAATAATTTTATAATTAATGAAAAAGAAGCAGTAGAAGAATTGCTTCCAGAAGTTGAACCAGAATATTATTATACGGAAGATGAAATTAGAGAATTATTAGTAAATGGTTCTTTAGAGCAATTAGAGGATTGCTTAGATTTTGCGCCAAGAGGTGTAATTGAATTAATTAAAGATATAGCTGTAAAAGAAAAATTAGACAATGTTTCTAAAAGAAAAGCTATACTTAAAGCTACAGATTTTAATGTAACTAGAGCTATTCAAGCTTTAGAAGAAGCAAATGAAATTGAAGAAAATAATGAAGAAAAAAAGAGCCGTAGAACAACTCCTATTCAAATAGATGAAAATAAAAATTCTATTCCAAAAAGAAGAGTAGTTTCTACAGCATTAAAATAAATAATAAATGTAAAAGGAGGTAAAAAATGTCAAAATTAGGTACTCCTTTTTCAGAAGTTTATGATAATTTTTTATCAAAAATAACTGATGATATGTACATGGAATTAACTGTTGATGAAACGAGAAATATGTTAAAAGAGTTATTAAAAAATTCTCTTTATGATTTTGAATTTCCTAGGGTTAATATATTTGATTATAATGAAGAGATTTCAAGATTTAATAATACTCTTTCTAGTGAAGAAATTAATATATTAGGAACTTATATGATAGTTCATTGGCTAGATCAACAATTAGCTACAATAGATTTAGTTCGTATGAAATATAGCGGAACAGATTTTAAATTTACTTCTCAAGCTAATCATATAGGAAAATTGCAATCTATGAAAGAAGCATATTTACAAAGAGGTTTCCATTTACAAAGATTATATAAAAGAAGAATATCAGATGAAAGTGGGATAATGCACTCTACCATAACAAGTATAATGTTCCCAGAAGAGGAATATTATAAATGGAAATAAAATATAACGGTAATATTACTAATGAAGCTATAGATTTGGAATTAAAAAAAATAACTAATCAAATTTATAAATTACTTCCTAGTAGAGAAGAAGGGCTGGATTGGGAGAAGCCTTTGAAAACTATTCAAGAAGAATTAGCGGGAATGGATAGAATATTATTGAATCAACATACTATATTGTTTCCACTTATGTGCAAATTAGAAGGACTGTTTGTATTAATAAAAGAAGAAGATTTTTTTAAATATAGAGGAGTTATTTTTGAGTGCCTTGGTTTGATGGGGGAGTTGAGAAAACAATGTCAAGTTTAGATATTTTAAATCAAAGACTTAATTATCAAGGCGGAAATGCTGAACAAAGATTCATAAAAGAAAAAGAAAAAAGCTTAAAAAAAGCTTTGCTTTATTCTTATCAAGCAGAAACTTTAGTTACACTTGATGGAAAAGAATTTCGTTGTTTAATTAATTCTGATAAATTAAAAAATGAATATGATGATAAAATATTATCTATTCCTTATGATGATATATTGCTTAATTCTTCAATAAAAGGAAAAACTTCTAAAAATTTGCAAAATACTATAGTTAAACCAGGTGATGTATTTAAATGGAAAGAAACTAATACTTATTGGATTATTTATTTGCATCATCTTGAAGAAAATGCTTATTTTAGAGCAAAAATTAGAAAATGTAATAATACAGTTCAAATAAATAATAATGAATATCATGTTTATGTTAGAGGCCCAGTTGAAACTGCTATACAGTGGTATCAAAAAAATAATATTGAATATAATTCTTTAAATTATTCTAAAGTAATGTATATTACTAAAAATGAAGAAACAGAAGCTTATCTTCATAGATTTTCTAAAATTGAATTAAGCGGAAAGCCTTGGGAGGTTCAAGTTGTTAATTCTGTAGATGCGGATGGAATAATTGAAGTAATGCTAGACGAAGATTATCAAAATTCAATAGAAAAGGCTCAGAAAGAAAAAGCGGAAGCTTCAAATAAAGAACCAGTTATACTTGACACTGATGCAATTTATATTGCGGGTCCCGCCCAAGTTAGTTCATATAGTACAGTTGCTTATACTATTGAAAATGGTTCAGATTTAAATGGTTCTTGGTCAATTAGTAATAAAAGAGCTAAAATTGTAGAGCATACTAATAATACCATAAAAATTGAAATTATTGCAGGGAAAAAGGGTAGTTTTACTCTTGAATATAAAGATAATAATAATATTTATAGTAAAGAGATAAATATTATTCCTTGGTAGGAGAAAAAAGGAGAATAAAAATGCACACAGATTTAGTTAAAAAACCAAAATCTCCATTTTTATCTTGTGAAAAAGATTTACAATTAATTTTAGAAAAATTATTTTTTTCTAATAAAAAATATGGAGAAGAATTAATAAGATATTTAGTTATAAATACTTCAGATTGTTTGGACAGAACTAATGAAGATTATAATAAAATAATTAAAGATATGTCACTTACCAAATTAAAAAAAGAAGGATATATAAAAATAGTTCCTAAATTAAGTTTACCAGAGCATGAAGAAATTAAATCTTATATTATAGTTTCTTTTGATAATTTTACGCCTAATATAAAAAATCCACAATATAGAGATTGTACTATTCACTTTGATGTAATATGCCATGCAGACTATTGGGATTTAGGCAATTTTGAATTGCGCCCTATAAAAATTTGTGGTTATATTGATAGTTTATTAAATAATGCTAAATTAACAGGAATAGGAGAACTTAATTTTTTAGGATGTAATGAATTAATTTTAAATGAAAATTTGTCTGGGTATAGTTTGGTATATGAAGCTACTCATGGAAATGATGATAAAATTCCAGGTGACATGTTATAATGATTTCTGAATTAGTATTACAATCTGGTATGGATGTACCATTTCCGCAAATTGGATTAAATGTACATCAACCAAAGATTAGAGAAATATCTTTTATAACAGAAGATAATTTTTTTCAAGGTTGTAGCATATTAAATTTTTCAAAAAATAAGTTATTGCAACAGGACAAAATTAATTTAGAAAATATATCTGATTTTGAAATATTAATGTCAATAATGAATAATAAAGATACTTTAGCTCAAAAGCAGAGCTTACCTGCTAAAATGCTATTAGCTTTACTTTTTCCTAATTGTTCTATTGTTTATGAAAAAGATATTCAATTAATTGATGAAGATTTAAATATTCATTTGATTGATAATAATAGTTTTGATAATTTTAAAGCTATTTTAATTGATATTTTTAATTTAAATAGTAATGAAGAATCTATTAAAGACTATAATCCTGGCGGACAGATGGCGGCAAAAATAGCTGAAAAGCTTAAAAAAGGACAAGCTAAAAAAGCAGCTTTAAATAATAATAAAAATAAAAAAGTTTCTTTATTAAGTAGATATATTTCTATTCTTTCTGTTGGACTACAAAAAGATAAAAATGAGTTATTAAATTATACTGTTTGGCAACTTTTTGATGAATTTAAAAGATACCAAAGTAAAGTTGAAAATGATTTTTATTATGAAGCTAAACGTGCAGGAGCTAAAAATATTAAAGAGGTAGACCCATGGATGAGAGATCTTTATTCATAGGTTTATATATAGTTTAACATTAAAAATTTTTAAGGAGGATAATGCTTATGAAGTTCGGTATTCGTGAAATATGCGACGTAGTATTCAAGGCTAAAGCGGACACTACAATCGGAACAAGCAAATTTAAAAAGGGTCAGCCAGTCCTTTATATTGATACAGCAAAGACTTCAACTCTTGAAGGTGCAGCAACAACTGTATATGCTCAGGGTGGAAAAGGTAATGCAAGATTGGTAGCCTGGGAGGGAGAAAAAACTCTTACTTTTACAGTAGAAGATGCACTCTTATCCCCTATTGGTTTTTCAATACTGTCTGGAGCTGGTTTATTCAAAGGAAATACAACTAATGTTCATGTACATAAAACTGCAAGTGCCGTTGTTAGTGATGATGGAGTTATTGATTTAACAGATGCTTTAAATGCAGATGAAACAATTTGTGCTACAGCTCCAATCTTTGTAGTTGAAACAGAGAAAGATGGTTCTGTAACAGGTGATATTATCACTGGTCTTACTGTTTCAGAAGATGGTAAAACTCTTACAGGTGGAGCAGATGCGGCTGCTAAGATAGTATTTGTTGATTTTTATATTATTAAAAAATCATCTAAAGTTTCAGAACTTCAAATTGATGTTGAAAACTTTGCTGGATATTATTATGTAGAGGCTTCTACATTATTTAGAGATGAAGAAACAGGCAAAGATATGCCTGCTGAAATTACTATACCTAATGCAAAAATTCAGTCTAATTTTACTTTCTCAATGGCTTCAACAGGAGATCCAAGTACTTTTACATTTACAATGGATGCTTTCCCAGGATATACAATGTTTGATCCAACTAAGAAAGTTCTGTGTGTAATTCAGATTGTAGAAGATACTGTTGATTCTGGTGCTAACCTTGATACTGTAATGGGACATGATAGAACAGCAGATGATGCTAACAGTATAACTGCAAAAGATTATCATTCAGAAGATTTAGATGAGTATGAAGATACAGTTGCAAAAGTTGTAAACTCAGAAAAAGAAACAGTCTAATTTATTAGAAATATTAAGGAGAGGTTATTTATAACCTCTCCTTATTTTTTATATTTTAAAAGGAAGTGATAATTATAAAATGAGTAATAGCAATGCTGAACTTGATAATATAATTAATATAATTATGAAGAAACGCATTAAAGAAACCACTTTAACACCTAAACAAAAAGTTGCAAAGTTACAAAAATTTTATCAAAGACTTAGCGACATAAAAGAAGAAATAAATGAATTAATTAAAGTAAATAAAGCAGAACAAACAGCTTTTGATGTAATAGCAAGTTATTATGGAAAAGCATTTGATGATGATATTAGTTTTAGCTTAACTAAAAATAGAAAAAAGGTAAAAGGTTTAAGTGTTACGCAAAGATATGCAAAGGTTCAGACAGAAGCATATGATTTAATTCAAGAAATTAGAGCTTTTTATACTGAACAAGACTTACTTTATGGCATTGGCTATGATTTTGGAGATAATGATAAAACTCAACTAGAAATGGTTATAATTACTGGAGAGGAATATAGTAAAATTGCTCATCCACATACTAGAAGTGAGGAAGAAGGACTAGAACAAACTGTTAAAGATTATACTGCTAATTCAAAAACTGGGTTAAATGATAAAAAAGGTAGTTTTAAAATACCACATGCTTCAAATAAAGATATTAAAACTAAAGCCAGTGAACTTTTTAAACAAACTATACAAAATGCCATAAAAAAAGGCAGGAGTATTAAAATAGGCAACGAATATCAATTATTTAAAGATAACCGTAAAAATAAAAACATTGCCAGGGCTGGAGGGCGTGCTCTTGAAGATTACTTTAAATATGCTATACATGGAGATAGTATAGATAATATTTTAAAAGACAATAATCAAGATAATATTAATGCTTTTCGTGGTGGAGATGATGCTTATGAATATGCTGAAGGTAAATATGTATTAATTCAGTTAAAAATGGAAAATGCTTCAACTGGAGTAAGTATGAATCTTATGATACATTATGTTGATAGATTATTAAAAGCTATCAAGTCAATAGAAACAGAAAATGACGTATTTGAAGAAGAATTTAACGATTTATTTATTAAAAAAATTGATGAAACAGATAAAAACACTTCTATTATTATGAATAAAGCTGCTGATAAAGGAACTACAACTGTGACAGATGTTCATAAAGGTATACCTGAGTATGTAAAATCTAATAATATTCATTTTTAAAGCATAATTTATAAAACTTGACAAAATAAAAATTTTATGTTAAAATTATTATAGAAAAAAAGAAAGAGGAAATAAAAATGAAATTTTCAGAATTAGAAATTGAACAAAAAATACCTTACAAAACTTTTTCTGCTTTTGGTAAAGATATAACAGTAAAAGAATATTTACCAGCTTCAGATAAATATGACTTAATTAAAATTACTCTTCAAGAAGCAGAGGAAGAAGACGGTACTTATAATGATTTTAAACTTACTGTATATTTTAATTTAAATATAGTATATATGTATACAAATATTGAATTTGAAAAAACTGATAAAGAAGATGAAATGAAACTTTATGACACTCTTATGCAAAGTGGATTAATAGATGAAATTTTATCACGTATACCTAAAAAAGAATATTCAGAATTATATTCTTCTATTAATACCGAAGTTACAAACAGTTTACAATATGGTAATAGTTTTGGAGTTATTTTAAATAAAATATTAAAAGAACTACCATCTTCTATAGAGAAAGCTACAGAAATTGTAAAAAATTTTAATAGAGAAGATTATCAAAATGTAATTGATTTCGCTAAAGAAGCTAATGGCGGACGTCCCATTCCCGTAAATAATACTATAGATATAAATAAATTAATTAATTTAAAAAATCAATTTGAAGAACAAAAATAATAATTGGGTAAAACAAATTAATTTTAAAGCCTTTATTGTCATATAAGATAATAGAGGCTTTATTTTTTTATATAAAGGAGGTACAAGGATGTCTAAGACTATAGACGGTGGTACAATTCAGTTTGGTATTAATTATAAAGTTGATGAAACTGGATTAAATAAAATAAAATCAGACTTAAATGAAATTAAAAATATGAGTCCGAAAATGATTCAAAGTCTTAACGAAGGTATGTCACTACAACAGGCTCGGCAAGAATTTGAATCTCTAAAACCTATTATATCAGAAGTTGAGCAAGCTTTTGAAAATGCCTTTAATCCGACATTAGGAATAACAAATTTAAGTAAATTAAATTCTTCTTTAAAAAGTATAGATCTTAGTAAATTATATAATAAATTTTCATTAGTAGATGAAAAGGGTAAAGAAGCTTTTAGAGATATAGCAAAAGAAGCTTTAACAACTAATGTACAAATTAAAGAAAGTAGTAATATATTAGATAAAATGGCTAGAACTTTAGGAAATAGTTTGAAATGGACTATTTCTTCTAGTCTAATACAACAATTTACTTCTAATATACAAGAAGCTTATGGCTATGTAAAAAATTTAGATTCTTCTTTAAATGATATTAGAATAGTAAGCGGGCAGAGTGCTGAACAAATGGCGGACTTTGCTAAGCAGGCAAATGAAGCGGCTGAAGCCCTTGGTGCGGCAACTAGAGATTATACCGACGCTTCTTTAATTTATTATCAGCAAGGTTTAAGTACAGAAGAAGTAACTGAGCGTACTAACACTACTATTAAAATGGCAAATGCTCTTGGTACTAGTGCAGACACTGTATCAGATTATATGACTGCTATTTGGAATAACTTTGATGATGGTTCTAAATCACTGGAATATTATGGCGATGTTATTACTGCTTTAGGTGCTTCAACAGCGTCTTCCGCAGAAGAAATTGCGCAGGGTCTTGAAAAATTTGCAGCAGTTGGAGATACTGTTGGTTTAAGCTATGAATATGCTACCTCAGCATTAGCTACCGTAGTTGCAGAAACTCGACAATCTGCGGATACAGTTGGTACTGCTTTTAAGACTTTATTTGCTCGTATTCAAGATTTGGAATTAGGTAATACCCTAGATGATGGCACAACATTAGGTCAATATTCACAAGCTCTTGAAAAGGTTGGCATTAATATAAAAGACCAAAATGGTGAGTTAAAAGATATGGATTCCATTTTAGATGAAATGGGTGAAAAATGGAGTACTTTATCTAACGATACTCAAGTAGCTTTAGCGCAATCCGTAGCGGGCACCCGCCAATATACTCAGTTAGTAGCTTTGATGGATAATTGGGATACTTTTGGTGAAAATTTAAAAACTGCGGGAGCTTCCACGGGAACACTAGAAGAACAACAATCTATTTATATGGAATCTACACAAGCTCATCTTCAGCAATTGGCTACAGCTTGGGAGGGCGTTTATGATTCTTTATTTGACACAGATACTATAAATGATTTTGCTGATGCTTTAACTTCTATTGTAAAAAAAGTCGAAGGATTAATTGACGCTATTGGTGGCGGAAAAGGATTACTTTTAGGGCTTGGAGCTTTAGCTACTAATGTATTTGATAAACAGATAGCTGCAGGTCTTACTAGAATAGGTACTAATTTTATAAAAGCTCAAACCAATGCTAACAATTTTAAAGCAGAGCTATTAATAATAAATCAATTAAAAGAATCTTCTGGTGCTAATGATCCTGTAGTAAAAGCTATGATAGAAGCTAAAGAAACTATGCGGGATTATTATGACTATATGGACGCAGAACAAGCTAATCAAGCTAATGAACTGGTTAAACAAGCAGGCGATATAGCTAAAATACAAGAACAATGGAAAAAAGCGGCAGAAGAATATAATAATTATGCAAAGACAATACTTTCTACGGCTGGAACTAAAACACAACAAAAACAAGGTAAAAATTTTGATATTACCAAAACAGAGCAAACAACAGCTCAAGGTGCATATAAGGGAGCTTTAGGAAAATACATTGATAAAACAACTGAATTATCACAAAATGGTATAAGCAGTTATGATAAAAGCGGTTTTGAAACGCAACGCTCTTTACGAATAAAATATAATAAAGCTGGAGAAGATACAAAAAGTAATATAGCAAGTCAATTAAATGAAGAAACTGAAAAAGAATTACAATATTATGATGATATAATTAATAAAATCACAGAAGAAAAAGAATTATATGAATCTCTAGGAGTAGATGTTTCAAGTCTTAAGGGAGCTGTTGATAAATATAAAAAAGCTTATGATGGTAAAGATTTCACTAAAGCTCCATCGGAAGCACGAAAAGAGTTTGAAAAGCTTAATGAAGCAATAAAAGAAGGGGCTACTGAGGCTTCAGAAGAAGCAAAAGAAAAATTTAAGAATATTGAAGAAGATGTAAATAATATTACTAATGGACTTGAAAACGCTAATAATACAGCTAAAGGTTTTGATCATCAATTACAAAATTTTAAAGGTCAAATTTCTTTAAACCAGATGAATAAAGGCATAGTAGATATGATTAGTGGTCTTGGAAGCGTAAGTATGGCATTTTCAAGTTTATCTAGTTTATCTGATACTTTAAATGATGATAGTATTAGCACGTGGGAAAAATTTTTACAAATAATGACTTCCTTATCTTTTACTATAGGTCCAGCTTTTAGTGGAATTTCTAAAGTGGTTTCTGGATGGAAAGATGCTACTACTGCTATTAAAGATTTAAGCGCTGGACAAAGTTTATCTATAGCCTTAATGGAGAAATTAAATCTTATAGAAATAAAAGAAGAAAACGGCGTAAAGAAATTAATAGTTAATAAAAAATTACAAAGTTTAGCTGAAAAAGAAGTTGAAAAAGGTAAAATAGATGAAGCAGTAGCAAGTAAAATTAATCAGCAAGAACTTGATGCGGAAACTGTAAAGACTTATGCTTTAGCTGCTGCAAAGTCATTTCTTAATCTTAAAAATATATTAATAGTAGGTGGAATTGCTCTTGTAACCGCCGCAGTATATGCATTTGTTAAGGCAAGTCAGAGAGAAGCGGAAGCCATGGCTAATGCTACAGCTGAGGCAGAGAGAGCGCAAGAAGCTTATGATGATGTTAAACAATCATATGATGACTTACTTTCTTCTATTGAAGATTATAAATCTGCTAAAGATGCTTTATCTGATTTAACAGAAGGCACTTTAGAATGGAAAGAAGCAGTTTTAGAACTAAATAGTCAAGTATTAGAATTATTAAATACTTATCCTACTTTAGCTTCTTACGTTACTAATTCCGATGGTGTATTATCTATAACTGAAGAAGGACTTAATGCGGCTATAGAAGAGCAGATGGCAGAAGTACGAGATGCTCAAATTGTTAATCTTAATGCTGCTAACACTTCTTTAAACTATGAAAATCAACAAAAGATTTCTGAGTCTATTTTTAGTAAATTAAATTATCAAGATGTATTATCTGCTATTGATTTAATTCAAAATAATCCTGAATATCTTTCAAGTACAGCAGAATTAATTACCGCCCTTGAAGAACAAGGACAATTATCTAAGTCAACTACTGAGCAATTAGCTTACAATAAAACAGAATTGATGAATTTAAGTACTGAGGTTGGCAATAATACTGCGGCTATTGATGCTAATAATGAAGCATTAGGGCAGAATCTTAGTGAGAAATATGGTGGAGAAACTTACGAAAATTTATCTGATTCACAAAAAAAATTAATAGATACATATACTGCGCAGAAACTAGAAGGTAGTATCGAAGAATTTGATACTGATATGTCTAATAATGATAAAAAGGCTGCAATTCAAGAACTTGCAGGTGGAGAAGATTTTCTTAAAGGCATAAATGATAAAGAAGATGCTCAATTAGTTTTAGATGCTTTAGGTATTAAAGGAACTGTTAGTGCTGCTGCTTGGGGTTCTTTTAAGTATATTGATGAAGAGGGTAATGAACAGAAATTAAAATATTCAGATTATCTTCCCGAAGTTTATAAATATCTTCAAGAAGAAAATATGTTATCAGAAGATAATATAACTGATATTATTAATACTGTTGAACAAAATTCAGGAGATTTATCAGAAGATGCTCAAGATGCTTTACTTACAGGATTAACTACTGGTAATCTTGCAGATTTTAATGAAGATATAATTTCAGAATTAAATAATTATGATATAGATTCTCTTATAACAGATTTACAAAAAGCGGGAATAGATACAACTGCTTTATCTGAAAACTACAAATCTAGTCTTGAGAATTACTCAGAAGATGTAGAAGATGCCTTTTCTGATTTTATTACTTCTACAGGTGCGGAATTAAAAAATACTATATCAGATGTATTATCAGGAGATACTTTAATATCAGATTTAGATGAAGATGAATTAGAGTCTTATAAAGAGAGCTTAGATGAATTAGTAGATAAGTACCCAGAATTAACAGGAGCGGCTGCTATAGCTTCTAATGAATTATTATCTGGCACTCAAGAACAATTAGAAGCTTTAAATTTAATTCAAAAAGCACTTTACTCAGCTACTTTATCTGATGCAGTTAAAAATTATACTGATAAAAGTACTGAAACCATAGATAGTTTTAAAGATTTATTTGAAACTTCTGATGAAACAATATTACAAGCTTTTGCTGCTGAAAATGATGCTACTGATTTTGAATCTTATGCATGGGAACAATATAAAACCGAAATGAATGAAGTATCATCCTTTAATGCTAATAATGCTATTAACAATGGATATTCTGTTGTTACGAATAGCGCTTTTGGAACTGGGGTTGGGCTTGATGAAAATACAACTAAAAATATGTCTTGGGTTAAAACAGCAGATGGAACATATTATCTTGCTGATAATGCAGCATTAGACGGGGTAGATATATATGCTTATAAGGATTCAGAAGAAGAGGTAAATTTAAAAGAAGGTAATTTTACCGCAGAAGAATTAGAAGCTATGGGCTTTAACGTAACATCTTTAGAAACTTATGAAGAATATAAAAATAAGCTTATAAAACAAGCTACTACAGGGACTCTTGGTATAAATTATGATGAAGAAGCAGAAGAAGAATATCTTGAAGAGCTTGAAGCTCTTAGTGATTATATAGATGAATTATGTGATTCTGAACATGAAATTAACATTACTCTTAATAATGAAGCAGAAGAAGAATTTAGTGTAATAAAAAATCAAATAAGTGGAATAACTGATGCGGCTGATAAGATAGGAGAAGGCTTTGTAGTATCGGCAGATGATATTTATGATGTTGCTCAAGAATTTCCAGGTATACTAGAAAATTATCAATTATTGGCGGATGGTTCTATTCAATTAAATGAGGACGTAGCTAAATCAGCTATAGAGAAAGCTAACACTGAAGCTAGAGAAGATGCT